TATCAAGTATTTCGTAATATAGTTTCTTATCATAGAGAAATGGCTATTGCTAAAAATAAGATGAATGTTCTTATGATTGCTAAATCTCTTCTTGGTCGTAAACCTGCTGAAACTATTTATCGTATGGCTGCTGATGGTGTACTTTATATTGATGATGAAGATGATGCTAATTTAGTTAAAGCACAAAGCGTTCGTTATCTTGAAAGTCGTATGAATAATTATATCACTGAACTTGGACAACTTATTCAAGAAATTGAACAGACTGCTAAAATGGAATGTGATATGACTCCACAACGTTATGGTGAGATTGCTAATAGTGCTGGTAAAGGAGTTACTGATGAAGCAGTTATTCGTGGAAGTATGGGTTCTGTTATTATTGAATTTATATTTGATAAAATGAGAGAACGAGATTATCAAGCTGAAATGGATTATACTAAACTTGCTTGGATTGATGGTCTTAATACTTCTTATAAAACTAAAGATGGCGATATTAGATATTTAAGTCTTGATGTTAATAGTCATATATTTGCTAACTATATTGTTACTTGTAAAACTTCTGTTAAAGAACGTGAGAAACTTGAACAATATAAACAGCTTGCATTTAGTGCTGCTCAGAATGGTAATATGGATATGGCTAATGCTGCTATACGTGGAGATAATGTTGCTCAAATTAGTAAGCTTATTGATAAGTATCAAAATATTCAACGTGAGCATGAACTTGATATTGAACGTGTTTCTCAACAAACAGAACAACTTCGTCAAGAATTTGAACTTGCTAAAATTGATAGAAAAGCAGAACAAGATAGAGAAACTATTAGAGTTGAAAAATATCTTGATGGTCAAATTGAGGCTATGAAAGCAAATGCTAATATTATGAGTTTTGATAATGGTCTTAGTGATGCTGAAAAGAGTCAAGCTGAAGAACGTATGGAAAATGCTAGACTTAATCTTGAACGTAGTAAACTTAGTTTAGATGCTCAAAAGACTTCTGTTGAAGCACAACTTAAAGAAAAAGAATTAGCTGTTAAACTTAAAGAAAGTGATGATAAAGTCAAGATTGCAAAAACGAATAAAAATCGTTATGATAGTAAAAGTAAATAATCGGCTGTACTTTTAAATTTTGTTCATAATAGGGCTGGACTTGCTTGTGAAAGTAGGTTCAGCCCATTTTCATTTTTCTTTACATAACATGAGCCATTTTAAGCTCATTTTAAGCACTTTATTCATTTCGTGATAGATTAATCATTATGATAAAATTTGATTCATACATGGCTTCTCTGAAAGCGACAGGTTAGGTTATCAGTAATAAATATCCTAGTTAACAATAGTATGTTAGTCGGCAAATCGGCTTAAAGGTGAACATATTTTAACGATACAAGTAAAACTCATATTATTATTATAGTTTATATTTGTGGTATAGTAATTAATTAAAAACAAAGAATTATGCCTAATTTTGATAGTTTTGGTTTTAATGGTGAAACATCTAATGGTGATGGAAAACCTACTGACGACATTACAGACCTTGATACAGGTAAAACAGGGCAGTTAGATGCTGATGGTAATTCTATTGATGATATTACTAATAATGGTAATGGAGATGGGAATAGTGATTCTAATGCTAATAAAGATAACCAATCTTCATCCTCCACGGGGGGTAAGCCTAATGACAAAGCGAATGACGCTGATGCTGAACATGGTTTAGAAGAAGGTACTATTATCGAAGATGGAGATAATAAATATACTGTTGATAAAGACGGTAATCTTATTGACGATAAAGGTAATATCTTTAAAGCTAAAAATGAAGTTGCTGCTTATCTTAAAGAATTTGAAGTAGAAGATACTAAAGAAGAAAATACTATTGATGTTAAATCGATTCAAGAACTTGTAGGTGTTTCTGTTACTTCAGAAGATGGTAAACCAGTTGCTTTTGATAATACTCCTCAAGGAGTTGCAAGTTATATTCAATCCGTTATTGATTTAAAACGTGATGAATTTGCCCAAGCTGGTGTTAATAAGTTATTTGAAGATTATCCTATCGTTGGTGATTTTCTTAATTATTATGTTGCAAATGGTAATTCATTTGAAGGCTTTGGTGAACTTCGAGATAGAAGCGGTATTGAAGTAGATGAAAATAATGTAAGTCAACAAGAAGCTATTGTTCGTGAGGCGTTTAAGGAATTTAATCGTCGTGGTAATGTTGATAAGTATATTCAATATCTTAAAGATAGTAATGAACTTTTCAATGTTGCTAAAGAAGAACTTGAAGCTCTTCAGAAAGCTGATAACGAAATGCGTGAAGCTAATGCTAAAGAAGCTATGCGAGTTAAAGCAGAAGAAGAGAAACAACTTGTGGAATTTTGGAATGGAGTTAAAGAATGTATTGATAAGCGACAGATTGCTGGTTATCGTATTCCCGAAACTGTTATTATTGAACGTAATGGTAAACAGATTTCTACTACTCCTGAAGATTTCTTCAATTATGTTTATCAAGTTGATGATAAAGGACTTTCTCGTTATGAAAATGATTTAATGAAGTTATCTCCTGCTGAAAGACGCGATGAAGAACTGCTTAAGGCTTGGCTTAAATATACAGGTAAAGGTTATGATAGTTTGATAGAAATGGCTGTTTCTGATAAAGAAGCTAAAAAGTTGAAACTTACTGCTAGTCAACGTAAATCTACAAAAGGAGCTATTAAAATAACTAAACCTGATAGTAAAAAAGACGTTCTGAAAAATGAGCGTTTTGGTTATTAACATAATAGTAAATTTGTAGATGAAAACATTACGTGTTATTGGACAAACTCGTTATGAAGATAGAGGTTATTCTAATGAAGAATCAATTGCTTATCTTCAACTTCAAAAGCCAGAAGAAATTAATAGTTTTCTGACTTATAATTATGGTATGGATGATGACCGTTTTCCTTTAAGTTTTATTACTGAAGGTCAAGGTAGTCGTGGTATTAAAGATGTTGCTACTGTACAATGGACTTGGAAAACTATGGGTCGTATGAAGTTTACAGACTTTGTAACTTACTTTAATACTGCTGTTACTAAACCCGGTCAAAATGGTAGTGAATTTGAAGTTCATTTCTCTACTCATTGGTTTATTGAACAACATGGTCTTACTGCTCCTGATGGTGTTACTCAAGTTCGTATTCAGAAAGACTTAGGTGAATCTGCTTATGGTTATGCTTATCTTTTGAAACTTACTTCTCCTAATCCTGATGCTTATGTTGACCCTCAATGGTTGGCTAAAGGTATGTATTGGGCAATGAGTGCTCCTACTGTTTCTGAATCTTATTCTAAAGGTAACAGAAGCAATACTATGGGGCCTGCTGGAATGACTTCTCAACTTGAGTTTTATCGTTATTCTAAAGAAATAGCTGGTAATCTTGCTAATGTTGTTACTCAATATCAATTCCAAAATGATAATGGTGGTACTTCTAATCTTTGGATTAACGAAGAGATGCGACAGTTCAACTTGCACATGAGAGTAATGAACGAAGAACGTTTGTGGAAGTCTGAATATAACCGTTTACCTGATGGTACTATTCCTTTGAAAGACCATGATAATGGTAAACCTATTCCTCGTACTGCTGGTATGTTAGAAATTTGTCGTGAATCTAACTATGATACTTATGGTGAAGTTCTGACTGTTAATAAACTTGAACGTACAATCGGTGATGTTCTTGACCGTGATACTCAAGATGGTGATAAGAATGTAGCTCTTATGGGTGGTAAAGGATTTATTCGTGACTTTGAAATGGCTATCAGAACTGATGCTAAAGAAAACGGATTTATTACACCTCTTGGTGAAAAGATGATTCAAGATAATGGTGATGGTCTTTCTTATGGACGTTACTTTAATAAGTATAAAACTCCAGATGGATATACTATTACTGTTATTCATAATGCTTATTTCGATAAGGGTACTGATGCTGAAGCTGCTAAGCAAAATGGTATGATTCATCCTACTACTGGCTTGCCTATTACTTCTCATCAAGCTGCTTTAATTGATATGAGTAATTATAAAGGTAATCAGAATGTTCGTATAGTACGTCAAAAAGGACAGGCTTATAAAGCTAAAGTTATTGAGGGTATGACCGATATTCCTAGTTGCTGGGGATTGCCTAATACTAATCATGCAGCTACTGAAATTGATATGGCTCGTTATGAAGTTAAAGGCTCTATTGGTTTGCAGGTAGATAACACTACTAAGATGTTCTTATTGAAATGTGTATTATAATCATTTAAAAGAAGCTATTTAAGATATGGATTTTAACAAAGTAAATGAAGCTAATAAAGCAGGAGAAAATACTCCTGCTGCTTCTAATATAAATACAGATAAACAGGTTATACCCCCCGTAGAGGATGGAGTAGATAAACAGCCTGCTAATACAGTAGGATTTAGAGATGAAAGTCTTGATGAACCTTATACTGAAAAACGAACTATTACTATTAATTTAGTTACTAATTATTCATTATATCGTAGAGTTAATGATAAAACATTACCTAAACGAATGGATAAGATTGGTAGTTGTGTTCGTAGTTCTCGTACTCTTTCTTCTAATAAAGGTGAGATTGAATCTTATTTTCCTGCTTTAATTGGTCTTGCTCCTAATAATGAAAACTTTATTTCACGGGTTAAGGCTTATCTTAATAATATTAGTGTTTCAATTGATGAACTAGGTAAGACTTTTGATATTTCTTTCTTTTGGAATCGTAAACGAGATTATCTTCGTTTTAGAGCTGAAGAAGAAGCTATTGAAACTGCTTATATGAATAGTGACCGTAAAGGAGTTAAAGAACTTAGAGAAGCTCTTGAAGCTAAAATTACTAAGTTAAATCTTCTTGAAAGTGAAAAGTATAAATATGGTTATCCTATTGTTCTTGATGATTATCTAATTTATCGTCATTGTTTATTATATAAAGATGTAGCTAAAGATATTGCTCTTATTAATTCTGACCCATCTATTAGATTTTATTTTAAAGATGACCAAAGAGAAGCTGAGCGTCTTGCTAAACATCGTCAGGAAATTAATTCTGCTAAAGGCAATTATGTTAAACTTCTCACGAATAGTGATTTGTTTGATGCTGTATTTATTCAATACTGTGTTGCCAATAATATTAATATTCCTAACGGTATGGCTATGGATACTATCGATAAACAAACTCATCTTGATAAATTTAGTACAAATGAACCTGCTAAGTTTAATAAACTTTGCAATGATAAAGATATTACTATTAAATCTTTAATTGAGGTTCTTATTTCTCGTGGAGAATTTATCAGAGCAATTCATAATCAGAATATTACTACTCCTGATGGTGAGTTCATTGGTGCTAATGTTAAAGAAGCTGTTACATGGTTTAAGAATCCTACCAATAGTGCTCTTGTTAGTGCTTATAAAAATAAACTTAAAAACATTTGATTATGAACATTGGGGAGATGCACGTGACGTTCAGAGAACTGGCACAACAGATGGGTATGCAGACCGTTCGTGCTATTCTCATGGAAGATATAGATATTTGTCTTAATGCTGCTATAATTGAAAAAGCTAGAAATGTAATAGTAGAAAACGTTGGACCTGTTCCTTATAATGATAAGGTTGCTCGACAAAATGCTTCTATTAGTCCTGTTAATGCTCTTAGAACTTTATACACAGCGGGTACTGTTAACGGCAAAGATATTACAGGTGGTGGAACAGAAGTTGACCCTTATAAAATTAACATTGATAGCGACGGAATAATGCTATATACAGGCTTTCAAGTTAGTTATAATGGCAAGACAATTTATGATTGCAGAATTATTGAAGCTGAAGATTTAGGTCAAACGCTAAGAGATTTCTGTAATCGTGCTGCGAAAGATGCTCCGATAGTTACTATATTTGGTGATGAATCTGGTATTAATGTTAATATATATACTGGACGTAATAATACAGTTAAACCTCAATTAGTTAAATATCTTTATATCAAAGAACCTGCTAAAGTTAAATTTGATGAAGATAGAGAAGAAGATTGGGTTAATTGTGATTTACCTCCTTATTTACATATGGAAATAGTTATGCGTGCAGTACAGATTTATCTTGCTAGTATTGGTGCTACTTCTAATGGAGCTGATAAACAAAGTTAAACTCTAAATTAAATTAAAAATGAGACAGTTTTTGTTAGCGGGCAATGTCGCTTATGGAGCGAGCTTACCTCTTGCTGCTGGAGCGGTTGCTTTTACTTATCTTGCTAATGGCGAGGAAACTATTGACGCTGACGGTACTAAGATTACCGATAAGTTTTACATTAATCTTGGTCGTGAAGCAAATGGCCCAGTAGTTCTTCCAGCTTATAAGAAACATCTTACTTTTGTTAAAGGTGTTTATCAAGCTGCTACTACTTTCTCTGCTAATCTTACTATCGGAGATGTAAATGCTTATTCTGATTATTCTATTATGATTGTGAAAAAAGGATTAAAGTTCAATGAACGTAATCGTTGGACTGCTACTATTCATACTGGTCTTAATCCTACTGCTAATGATGTAGCAAAGAAATTAGCTAACCAAATTAATAATAATACTGTTGGACATGGTATTAAAGCAACTGTTGCTGAGGCTAAAATTACTTTAACTGCTGAGTCTAAAGGTGTTGATTATGAAATTCTTGGTGCTGATGAATTAGTTGGTATAGCTGTTACAGTTACAACTCACGGTTTACCTGCTTATGGTGACGCTGCTTATATTACTGATTTAGCTAATAAGGCTGCTGCTGATGCAGGTATTGAATATACTTACCGTGATACTTATACTGAACTGTATCCTGCATATCCTATTAATCCTTTAAAACAACCTGACAGTGCAGATGCTGGATATACTATCTTTACTCTTCGTTTTGCTGTTCCACGTGAAATGAAAACTAGAGATGAAGTTGTTCATCAGATTGTACAGATTGCGTTCCCTACTGGAGCTGCTGCTATTGCAACTGTTGAAACTATCCTTAAAGCTATTGCTACTGAAGAAAAAGCATAACCTACTACCCGACTTGATTAGGTAAATATTAGGTAATATTAATCAAATAGGGGCTATTGGTGTTAGCATTAGTGTTAATACTGATAGTCCCTATTTTCGTATTCATAAAAATGGAATTAATACAAAATGCTTTTGAACAAGGTCTAGTTCCCGGTATTGTTATTGTTATTTATCTTATTATTAATAAAATAATTGATAATAATAAAAAAGACCCTCTTGATGATATTGCCAAACTTCTTAATATAGTTACTAAAGATATTATTGATAAAGATAGAGAAAAGTCTAAAGCTGTAGTTTCTATTGCTATGGTTAATGCAGCTTCAGAATGTGCTAAATTTGTTGCTTCTACTATTATTACTAATAATGTTGATAGTAACCGTGACCAAATCGAATATAATGCTCGACACTTAGTTAATAGTGTTTATTACGATGCTTATTCTAAACTTAATATGTATCGTGGGGATGAAGATTATCTTAGTCATTATATGAGAGAAGAATGGAAAGAAGATATATATGGCGATATTATTAATATAATTTATAATAAACATCTTGATTCTAATCAACGTATTCTTGCGTTTAATAAACGTGTTGATATTAGAGTTAGTGATTATACTGCATATATTATTAATAAGGCTTTTAAATAAGATAATATTATGATAAGAGGTTATATTAATAATCCAAAACAGCTATCGAAAGAGATGCAATTACGCATTGCAAGCATGGCTGAAAAACAGGTGAGAATAGCAGAATTAGGCTTTCCATTGAATGAAAAAAATTGGTGCAAGCTAACACAAGGACAAATTTTAATTCAAGCACTAGAAGCCTTAGAATTGCTTTCTGATGAGCAACAAAAATCAATTATTAATTCATACAATAACTTAATGTTAGAATGAGTGAACAAATAGATGATAATTATGTTAATGGTGTCTATGTAAAAGCTGATGGAACTGAACAAGTTGAGATTAATCCTCAATATGTTTATATGACTGTTCCTAGCAAATATGTTTGTGTTTATCATAAACTATTAGTTCTTATGGCACAATATGGACTTGATATGCTTAATGATTGTTCTGCTACTTGTAAAGGTAATAATAAAAATATTGTTACTTGTTGGAATATGTTTCAATCTGCTATGGCAGCATATCAACTTGGTCAAGATAAACTTGCTGAAACTCTTCTTAAATATATTAAAGGTCAACTTAATATTATTTATGAAGGTAGTGAACAAGTTCAGTATAGTGGTTCTATTACACTTCCTGTTGATGAAGAAGGTAAAATTCATGCAATAGTTAGTTGTGGAGATGCTCCTAAGTTTTATGTTGACCCTGAAACTGGTAAACTTTGGGAGAAGAAAGAAGAAGGTAAAGAATATAATGAAACTTATAGTCTTAGTGATGTTGATTATGATAATAAATAATGTGAATGTATTCCATCCTCTACGGGGGGTCTACACTATGAATTTAGTAAACCTAGAGAACGTATGAAAACAATAGAAGAAGAACTTGGTAAAGTTAGTCTTACTTGTAATGGTCAATGGAATGATAGACCTTATGAAAGACTATGTATAGTTCATGACGGTTTCTATGCTAGCTATATATCTCGTAAAGCTGTTCCTGCTGGTATTCCTTTATCTAATGAAGAGTATTGGCAACCTATTGCTAAACTTCGAGAAGATTTAGTTATTGATTATGAAACTTTCAAGAAAGAAATACTAGAACTTATTGCTGTTGTTCAAAGAGGTCTTAAAGCTGCTCGAATTGTAGTATCTACGATGGAAGATAGAGATGCTCTTACATGGGAACAAATTGGAGTAGGTTGTGAAGTTTATGTTATTGAAACTAAAAAGAGTTATATTCTTGATGAAATAACTCCTGTTACTAATGCAAAGAAATGGCATCTTGAAGCTGATTCTGAAATTGGTTCTAAATTTGTAGAATCATTTAGCGGTATGTTTCCAAGAGCTATTGCTGAACGTGCAGTTGCTGATGAATTTGGTATTAATATTCAAGATAATTATCTTCGTCGTAATGTTGTAGTTAATTATATGGCACAAGTGCTTAAACAGTATTTTGAAGATAATGCTGTTCAAATACTTGAAGGTCAGATTACTCCTGAAATGCTTAGTGAATCTGTTAAACAAATGTTTACTGCTTCGCAGATTACTAATGCAGCTGATGAAGAAGATTTAACAGTTGTTGATAATCTTCTTAAATTTGCAGATAAAGACTATAATACAAATGATTATAGTGGAAAGGCTCGTAAATATCTTCGTAAGAATATGATTAGTGGTGTTAATACTCTTACTCAAGATATGATTAACGAGCCTAATACTATTTATATACTTCAATATGATTATTGTTTAGCTGGACAAACTATTGAACTTCCAGATAATAGTATTATTCTTTGGAGAGGTGGTAGAATGTATGATGGTGCAGTTAAATTAAATCAATGTAGACTTCTTAGTAATTATCGTCAAGAAGATATGTTTGATAAAGAATCTATATCTCTTGATGGAAATTGGGCTGTTGGTCAAATACTTTATCATCCTCTTGATTTAGGTGAAGATAATAAACAAGTTGAAATTGTTGGTTGGGGTGGTTCTTATACTAATGATTTTTATTGGTTTTGGGATGGTGAAAAATGGGTAAGTATGGGTTTTGATTTATCTGTATATCTTACTCGTGCTGAATTTGAAGCTTTCTTAGAGAAGTTAAAAGAAGAGATGGAAAAGTTTTATGCTTGGCTTCTTGCAGAACTTAAAAAGATTAATGACCATCTTGAAATTCACGACCAACAAATATCTGAATTACAACAAGATATAACTGATATTAATACTAGGATTAATAATCTTATTACTGAATATAATGCTAAATTTGAAGATATTTATAATAAGATTGGAGATTTAAATAGTAATATTGAAGGTAGCATTAATAATCTTGAGCAATATATTAATAATAAGATTGAAGAAATTCTTAATAAAATAAATCAAAGTGGTAGTAATATCAGTAATGAGTATAAACAATATTTTGAAAGTAATTATGTATCAATGTTTAAAAATAAGATTAGACCGGGTACTAATATTACTTTTGTTGAAAATGATGATGGTACTATTACTATTAATGCTGCCGGTGGAAGTTCTGGCGGAGGTGGATTAACCGAAGAAGAAGTACGTAATATTATTAATTCTATACTTAATAATTATTATACTAAGCAAGAAATTAATGATATTATTGCTGGTCTTGAAGGTGGTGGTGGCTCAGGCGGAGATGGTACTCATAATGTTATGTCTACAACTCAACTTGGTGAAGCTAGAACAGGTAAGTATCTTGTTATGAATAAATTTGCAGATAGTGAAACTAAACCTAGTAGACTTGATGTAGATTTTAATTCTCTCTATACTGATATTAAAAATAAATTAGTTGGAGAAGGATTTGGACAAGGTGGTGGAAGTGGAGAAGGTGGTGGAGTTGCTGCTAGTCAAATTCAAGCTTGGATTGCTGCTGTTGTTCCTATTGGTTCTATTATGCTTTGGGATACTTCAACTCCTCCTAATGGTTGGGAAGTTTATACTGCTGCACAAGGGCGTTTTGTTATGGGTTATATACCTAATGGTATTAATATTTATAATAATCCTAAACAAGGAAATCTTGATTGGAAAACAGTTCTTGCAAATATTAAAGATACATATGACCCTGCTGCTCCTGGTCGTAATATAAGTGCATATGCATTTTATATTGGTGGTACAGATTTGCCTCTACATCAACATGCTGTTGCTGTTGGTAAAACTAAATCCGGTGATAATAACCATCAAGTTATAGCACCTAGTAACTGGAGATTTATATCAGGTGATTTAGGTGGTGATGTTAAACATGGTTATCCTTATGGTACTGATAGAAATAGATTTGATAATCTTGGCATTAATCGTTCTACTAATTGGTATATGACTGGACCTAATATTAGCAATAATGGTGAAATGACTTGGAGCCAAATAAGTGGTAATAGATGGACAGGTAATTATCTTGCTATTAATAAACTTATGCCTACTATTGCTTTACATTATATTAAACGTGTTTCTAATCCGTGGTAATTATGTCTAAAGAAGAGAATGTTTTTGTTGGTACTAATTGTCAATCTTTTGACCCTAGTAAAGTTCAATGTGATAAAGAGGGCAATATGCCAATTCATATACTAGATAAGTATTGTGAAGAAAATGATACTAGATATAATATATTTCCTTTAACTGTTATACAAGCTGTATTTGATGGTTTAACTGGTACTAGACTTGATAGAATACTTGCTGCTTGTAACAGTGTTTATTTAACTTGGGAAGGTACTTTTGCTGATACTGTTAATAAACTTGATAAAATTTATCGTCGTAAAGGATATATTATTACTTATCGTGATGCAACTAATATTAATTGGACACAACGATATAATAGTGATGATATTAGTGATGCTGCTTGGACTAATCCAGATAATTGGGAAGGATGGTCTTTTGATACTGTTATTAAAGATTTAGCAGAAGCACTTGAAAAGATATTTACTAATATAGGTGATTATAAAGACTTTCTTGATATTATTACTAGTTTTATTAATGATTTTGTTATTAATGTATTTAATAATATTAATAACTATCCTAAACTAGTTGAAATTATTAAGAATAGTACAGTTGAAAGTTTGCCTATTATTATTAGAGATATATTTAATAATATTAATGAATATCCTGAGCTTAAAGAGATATTTAATCAATATATTAAACAATGGACTGAATCTATCTTTAATAATATTTCTTCTTATCCTGCTCTTAATCAGTTTATAACTAATGCTATTAATGCTCATGTAGAAACTACTATTGGCAACATATTTAATAATATTGATAATTATCCTGCTATTAAAAATCTTATTATTACTAATACTGTTAATAAAGTAGTTGATATATTTAAGAATATTGGTCAATATCCAGAATTACAAGAAACTATACAGAATAATATTAATGAACGTGTTGATTATATATTTAATAATATTAATAATTATCCTGAACTTATTGGTATTCTTTCTGATTTAGTTTGTAATTGTGTTAAGAATATATTTGCTAATATTAATAATTATCCCGGTCTTGTTACTTGTATTAACAATGCTGTAAATAGTAGAGTTGATTATATTTTCAATAATATTGATAGATTTCCTATTCTTAAGAATCTTATTGAAACTAAAGTAGAAGCTAGAGTTACTTATATATTTGAACATATTAATAACTTTACTGAATTACTTAATGTTATTAAAGGTAATATAGAAAATATCTTTGATAATATTGATAATCATCCTAATCTTAAAGTTGTTATTGAGAATAAGGTTGAATCGACAGTTGAATATATCCTTAGTAATATAGATAATTATCCTATTATTAAAGAGAAGATTATTCAATTCTGTAATGAAGCTATTGAAGCTAAACGTGGTGTAGCAAATGGTATTGCTAGTCTTGATGGAGATGGTAAAGTTCCAGCAAGTCAATTACCAAGTTATGTTGATGATGTTCTTGAAGGATATTATGTTGATGAAACTCATTTTGCTGAAAAATATATTGATGATGCTCCTGTGTATTATACTCCTGAGAAAGGTAAGATTTATGTTGATATAAGTGAAGATACTGAATATAGTGGTAAAACTTATCGTTGGTCTGGAACTAAATATTCAGTTATATCTGAAACTTTAGCTTTAGGTGAAGTTACAGGTACTGCTTATGATGGTGGTAAAGGTAAGAAAACTACTGATATCGTTAATAGTTTACCTAAATATATTCTTAGTACACAAATTAAATTATTTAAGTCATCTGGTGGAAATATCATAATTGGTTCACATCATTATGAATTTAATAATACAACAAATGTTTATGAAAGTAAACCTTTTAATGATGGTATAACATTTCCTATTGTTAGTAAAACTGAATCTGGAGTTATGTCTGCTGCTGATAAAGTTAAACTTGATGAAACTTTACCTAATCGAATTACTGAACTTAGTAATAATGTTTATACTAAAGAAGAAATTAATAATAAGTTTAATGATGTTCCAACAGTAGAAAATACTTATACTAAAGCTGAAGTTGATAAAGCGATTGCTGATGCTATTAAAGCTTTAATTCCTGCCGGTTATGAACTTGTTATTAAAAAGAAAACAACTTAATATTAATCATGGTGGTACTGAATAAGTGCCACCATTTAAAGTTTATAAAGTTATGCAAGATATTAATCAACAATTATATGAAAGAAAAGATACTCCTGAAGGATTTATTCCTGTTTATGGTGTAGTTATTACTGTTCCTACTGGAATATATACTAATGGACAAAAAGAATTTACTTGTGATAAAACTTTTGACGAAGTAAAAGAAATATTATTAAAAGGCGGAAGTATTATTGCTGTTGATAATAACAATAGTAGAATTAATTTTGATAGAATTGTTATAGGCAATAATGATATTAGTGCCACAATTACTTATTTTTCTAATGGTGGAATTAATAAAATCGATTTAAGTTGGGATAAAGGTATAGCTAGAGTTGGAGGTGAAGAAACTAAAAGTATTAATACTTTTGTAGCTATAAATAGTAATTCAATTATTAAATCTTATGATATTGGTAATATTACTATATTATTAACAAATGATGGTAGTAAAGAAGAAGTATTAGCTGCTATTAATTCTATTTTTACTAATTTTGCTGGATTTGTTACAGCTATTGGTAAACCTAATTCTGTATTTCATAATGGTAAATATGGTACATTTAATGTTAGATATACAGATAATATTATAATTATTCAATGGAGTAATGCTAATGCAATTCATCATGTTGCTTTATCAGAAGATGGTTCATATGTTTATAATACTATTCAGATAGTTGGCCAAACTCTTTATAGATTATCTAAACTTACTATTGACCCAATAGTTAATCCTAAAATATGGGTTGGTACTGCTACTCAATATGCAGCTATTGCACAAAAAGATAATAATACTACTTATATAGTTAAATCAGATGTTTAAATTATGGCTATATATCAAGGAGATGTTGGAATACATGATATTAAAATTGGTAATATAGATGTATTTGAAATATATCAAGGTAATAAACTTGTTTATCCTGAAAATACAGATGTTACTATTACGTTTAAATTAAATGTTTCCGGAACTGTTACTATTAATGGTTATACTCCTGTTATAAGTGAAAATAATACTAAATTTGTATTTACTATTCCTATTAAGACTAATTATACTGCTATTATTAGTGCTGAACATTATAAATCTCAAACTATTAAAGGTAATAGTGGTTATTTACCTATAACTCATAATGTAGAATTAGAATGGAAACAAGAATTTATATCTTATACTGTTACTTTTCCTACTGATGGAGTTAAGGTTTTATTTGATGGAATAGAAAAAGGAGTTATAACTAATGGTAAGTTAGTTGTATTAATTGATGATACAGAAGCTAAAGATAGTTATATTGTTACATTTAAAGGTAGTAAAGCTAGTACATATGATACTAGTACATTGACAGTAGTTAATAGTAGTATAGCTAATACTGGTGGTGTTTATGATTTAAAACTTCCTACTAGTTCTGTTAAGAGTGGATATAAGAGAACTGACTATGCATCCTCCACGGGGAGTATAACCAAAGGTTCTACTTATGCTGGAACTTGGATTGAAACTGTTGTTAATCTTACTGCTAGTTTTACTAGTTCTACTACTTTAGGTAGTATAAGTAATAATGTATTAACTATACCTAATAATGAATCTACTAATACTAAAAGTGGAACTTTAAGTGTTGTATTTACTTTAGAAAATAAACAAACTAAAGAAGTTAGTGCAGCTTTAAATCAAGCTGCTGGTGCTAAAGTTTATACTGATTGGATATTAGATTTACAAACTGATGGAACTAGTGTTGAAGCTAAAGGCGGTACTAGAACTATTACTGCTAATGTTGCCCGTAGAACTTATAAATGGAATAACACTGGTACTGTTTATAGTGAAACTGCTACTCCTACTCTTAGTATTAGTGGTAGTGCTACTCTTAGTGGAAATCAAATAAAATTTACATCAAACGAAAGCGTTTCAGCCCGTTCAGCGACACTTACAGCTAGTTATGTAGGATTGTCCAAAACGGTTACGATAACGCAGCAGGCAGGCGCAAAAGTGTATTCAGCGTGGTCTGCTTGGGCTGTTTCTATTTCGGCAAGCACGCAAACGATAGGTGCAAGTGGTGGTTCATCTACGATAACTACTAATGCTAGTCGTTCTCGTACTTGGACTTGGAATGGAGTTGGTACTACACATACTGATACAGAAACTGCTACACCTACACTTAGTGGTAGTGCTGGCGGATTTACTTTAAGTGGTAAAACTGTTACTGCTAGTAACAATACTACAACAAATAGTCGTAGTATAACTATTACTGCTACTAGCAATAGTGTTTCTAAATCTATTACTATAACACAATCTGCTGGTGCTAAAGTTTATGGTAATTGGTCTAGTTGGACTGTTAATATTAGTGCTGATAAAACTAGTATTGGAGCAACAGGTGGAACAGCTACTATATCAACTAGTGCTAGTAGAACTAGAAGTTATACATGGAATGGTGTTGCCGGTTCTGGTGGTACAGAAACTGGAAATGGAAGTCCTTCATTAAGTAAAGTTAGTGGAAGTGGTAATTGGACTAGTCCTAAAGTTACTTATGGAAATAATACTAGTACAAGTGGTAAATCAACTGTTATTCGTGCTACTATTGATTCAACTACTAAAGATATAACTATTAGTCAATCTGCTGGGGTTAAACAATATAGTGCTTGGTCTGCATGGACAGTTAATATTTCTAATAGTGGAAATGTTGCTGCTAGTGGAGGTAGTTCAAATATAACTACTTCTGCAAGTAGAACAAGAACTTGGACATGGAACGGAGTTAATGGAAGTGGTGGAACTGAAACAGGAACTGGAACTCCTACTCTTAGTAAAATTAGTGGTGCTGGTTCTTTTGCTAGTAATAAAGTAACTTATGATAATAATACTTCTACAAGTGCTAGAAGTACAGTTATTAGAGCTACAATGGATTCTGTAACTAAAGATACTACTGTAACTCAAAATGCTGGTTCTAAAACTTATAGTAGTTGGGGAGCATGGTCTATTAGTTTAAGTGCTAATGTAACAACTATTGCTGCTGCTGGTGGAAATGCTACATTATCTACTTCTGCTACTAGAAGTCGTACTTGGCAATGGAATGGCACAGGAACAACTTATACTGAAAATGCTAGTGGTTCTCCAACATTAAGTAAAGTTAATGGTGCTGCTTCTTTAAGTGGTTCTACTGTTAGTTATGGTAATAATACTTCTACTAGTTCCCGTAGTTCTGTATTTAGAGCAACTATTGATAGTGTAACTAAAGATATAACTATTAATCAATCTGCTGGTGCTAAGTCTTATGGTGCTAAAGTATATCATACTAAATATTATGGTACTAATCCTGATGGAAGTGGATTAGATTTTACAGGTTATCCTTATACTAATGAAATTGATACAGTTGCTGATGCTAATACTATATCTATAAGTGTTTATTATAGGTTATATACAACTCAACTTTGGACTTGGAATGGTGTTGCTGGTTCAGGCGGAACTGAAACTGTATATTATAATCCGGATGATGTAAATGTAACAAATAAAGTTAATTGTGATGTATCTGTTGCAAATGCCTTTAATTATGCTAGCATGATTATAATAACATTTAAACTTTCTGCAAATAATTCTGATACTGCAAGAGAATATAAAATTGAATGGAATTGGTTAAATCATAATGTTATTACAAAAGGAACACAAAGAGCCAATCCTGTACGTGGAAGACTTGCTATTAAAAATGATTATTTTACTAGTCAAAATGTTGCTTTACCTATTTATTTAGATAGCCAAAATGTAGATTCAATATATAAAGAAGAAGCAAGTTATAATGATATTAAAAAAACTCCTATTGGTGTTTATGTATATATTCCTACTAATACTGCTATAATGAATGCTGGTAAATTACAATTTTGGTTTGAAAATAAAGATGGTGGTGGCAGTAAATATACTTGTACTTTAAGTAGTGTTAGTACACCTTCAAATAATGTTTCTGTATCTAATAGTAATAATATTATTAGTGTTACTGCTAATACAACTACTTCTTCATTTACTATATTATGCCAATTTACTATGACTTCTAATAGTACGGTATTTAATGTAAGAGTTTTAATTGAACCATGATGAAAATACTATTTAATATAACAATATTACTAATGCTTATATTGTTTATTTACTCATTAAAGTTATTAAATTAATCACATAATTATGAACAATAAACAACTATATGAAAAGCTGGGTCAGAATAGTTATGATAAAGTATTTCCTATTACTTATCTTCAAAATATTCTTGACAAAGATACAAATAATGATTTAACTGTTGTTCTTTCTCGGTTTAATCATTTATGGATTCCATATCAAGGAACTAGAGTTAATACTCGTAAAGCTGTTCCTGCTATTTTTAGACGTAATAGTCTTACTATTAGCTATTATGACGCTGAACATAATCTTTCTGTAACTGAAAGTTATATAGGTAGTAATCTACAAGCTGGTGTTGAAACTAGTTGGGTTTCTGATGATAATTGGACAAAAATTCTTAGTGAAAAGTATCTTGAAGAGAATGGTGCTAAGATTCCAATTGCTAATGGAACTATTGATTGGGATATGCTTAATGAAGCTCTTAAACAAATGATTGCAGGAAATGGTAAAGTTAATATTATTAATTATCCCGATGAAGAAGATATTACTATAAGATTAAGTCCTGGTTGTTGTAATGTTAATCGTCTTAGTCTTAAAGATAGACCTTATGAACCTGAATATAAAAGTGGTAAAGGATATAAAATAGTTCGCAAGGTCTTACTCCCCGTGGAGGATGATGCTAGTAATGCAGAACAGCTTTTATTTGATGGTTTTCTTGATGATACTTATTGTGAACAATATGGTCAAATAATTCTTAATACTGATAAGTATGAAGTTATTAGAACAGATTTAACTAATACTGCTGGTATTTATTATGATACTTATCATAAATTATTTGTTCTTAGAGTTAAGACTATTAATGATGGAGTTGGATTTTATAATTATTATACTAGATGGACTATTGTAGAACCTACTGATAGAGTTCATCCTCTACGGGGGGCCAACACTGCTGACTATGGAAATAGTGAAGATTATAATATTTATAATACTTGTCTTTCTGATGAACGTCCAAGACTTGGTATTATATATGTTAATTCAGTAGATAATATTAAATATTATTTTAATGAAGAAAATCTAGTTCAAGTTAAGAATAATATTTATCTTAATTATAAAGCTGTTCTTACTCAAGATATGGTTAACGAAGAAAATACTCGTTATATTATTCGTTATGCTTTTGATTTAAGTGGTAAAACTATTACAATGCCTATTGGTTGTGAACTTGTATTTGAAGGTGGTATTATTGAAAATGGTACTATTAATTTAAATGGTTGTAAGCTTGCAGGTATGGTTGGTGAAGAGTCTGAATATCTTCCTAATGTAACTTGTAGTAATTGGGCTGTTGGTCAAATTGAATATCGTAATGGAAAGATTTGTTATTGGAATGGTACTGAATGGAGAGTAATGGGAGATACTTCTTCTATGGAAAGTTATACTAAAGAAGAAATTAATAATATGTTTAAAAATTATTATACTAAATCTGAAACTTATAATAAAGAAGAAGTTAATAATTTACTTAATGGATATGTTACTAATAATACATTTAATAGCTTTAAAGAAGAAATAAATCAAACTATTACTAATAGTGTTAATCTTGATAAAATTCAAAAAGCTATTAATGATGGCTGCGGAGTTAATATGACTATGCCTAGTGCAAATAGTAATAAACTTAGTCTTCCAATTTGGACAGGTACTGCTACCCAATATGCGACTATTACCCCAGTTGCTGGAATGACTTATAATATTGTTGATGAATAATGAGTTTAACTCTTGGACGTCAAGGAGGAATTGCTCAACCTCTTAAGAAGCGTACAGTAGGTCAAACTAATATTGCTCATGTTTATGATGGTGCTAATCATATTTGGCCTACTTCTGTTATTCATTTTAGTGATTTTACTAGTGTCCAACTTAGATATATTTGGGGTAGTGATGATGGTCGAGATTTGGACACTAAATCATATTATGTTAATTCTCCTATTAATAGCTTAAACTATGTAGCTGTTGGTTGGTCTTGGAATTTAAGTCAAATTCCTTATCTATATTGGGGTGGTGATAATACTAATTCAGGTGCTGAATGTGTTATGTTCAATATTGAATCTATGATTGACCTTGAAGATAAAATGCCTGATATAATGAAAATGAATCTTTGTGCTAATTGGTTTGGAAGTTTGAGTAGAGGTCATGTTACTGTTGAATGTACTGCTTATAAAGGTGGTGTTATTGTTCATGCTTGGCAATTAAAGAATAATGAAATTGATATTGATAATAGAGGAATGTTTATTTTTCCTTTGGCTGATGGAACTATTAATATGCCTGATGGACATGGTGGTTATAAAGAATGTTGGTATGGTGAAGTTGTTAAAAGAGTTGCTAAATCTAATAATGAAGTAAAGTACTTTAAAGTTAATCCTGTTAATGATAAAGTTATTGGTTTAGATGATATTAAAATAATTCGTCATGGTGGTGGACTTGTTCATGACAATGGTTATTGTTGGTATGAAAATAAACCTAATGATAAATATAAAGTTTGGAATAATCAAGTCAATACAACTGGTACACCTATAACTCTTGATAAGCCAACTCTTAATATAACTAGTGATGATAATTATAGTTATGAATATCATACAGTTTTGTTAAATGAAGATAACACTGTTTATAATGATAATTATACTGATAACTATGAATTTAGATTTGGTTTTGTTGCAGGTAATTCTGAATTTAGAGGACAACAAACTATTCAATGTTATGTTGGTACACAAGGTGGTAACGCTGATGATGGTAAGACTTCAATAGGTGAAATAAAATATACTAAACTTAATAAAATTGGTGAATTGACAATATATAGTCCTATTGAAAGTTAAATTAATGCTAATGACCAAACAAAGATAACGGTTTAAGTGCTATAGATTATGTAGTTCAAACTACAAGTATTAATCTATTTTTTTAACTTAAACCTTAATTTATTATGCAAGTAATTGAAAAGTGAAAGTTGTTCCAGAGGGCTATAATGGTGCTGGAATGAATTATGACGGTTGTAATCGTCGTGATGTAAACGGTAAAGCTAATGCAGGTTTAACTCTTGGTATTATCGGTACTGCACTTGGTGCTTGGGCTTTGTTTGGTAATCGTCGTTCTAGTGTATTAGGTGGTGCTGGTGGTGGAATGTTAGGTGATGGCTCTACTAATATTAACGTACTTGGTGCTACTGCTGGTAGTGGAAGCGGTGCTCCTACTGCTTTTCAAGCATGGGAAAAATCTTGTGAAGATACTTTAGCTCTTCAAGGTGGTCTTTATCAATGGGCTTTGACTCAACAGAATCAACGCTTTGAAGATAGAGAACGTCTTAATAGTGAATTGTTTGGTGTTTATATTGATGGACGTAATCGTACTGATGCTCTTATTGAGAAAAATAACACTGACCATTTTAATCTTTACAAATATACTCGTGACGCTGATGATGATATCCGTAAAGAGTTATCTGATTTGAAAGCTGAATTGGCTGTTACTAAAGCTATTCGTCCTTATCAAGATAAACTTATCCAATGCGAAATGGAAAAGATGTTTACGGCTGGTATCAACTATACTGATAGAAAAACTTGTAATGTTATCTATGGTGTAGTTACTCTTCCAAATGAACCTACTGTTACTGGTCTAGTTGGACGTAATGCTTGTGGATGTTTACCATGTGGTTTTACTCAACCTGCTAGCGGAACTCCTGCTCAGTAATATTACTAAGTTTGATTAAGAACATAAAATTGAAAGAGATATGATACCTGTTACTCAATTCATACTAGGTAATAGTGACCCTTTACTATACCCTAGTGAAAAAATGACTAATAGCATTGATGAACAAATTGCTTTTCTTCAAAGTCAAAAACAAGCAATTAATGAAGCTTATCGTCGTAATGCTATTCCTAATGCAAATAATGGTACAACTCAAAATCAGCAAGTTCCAACTCAAGGAATTTGGGATGCTATTGATGCTGAAATTGCACCACTTACACAAGAACAACAAAATATGCTTCTTAGTAATCAAGACTATGTAAATAATTATAATGCTTTACAAAGTATGGTTCAAGCAGAAGTTCTTAATTTAGTTAGAGGAAAAATCGAAGCTAGTGAAGATGGTAAACATTTACTTGAAGAACAACTTAAACTTGTTAAGTTGCTTAAGAGTAAAATTGTTGAAGTTACTAACAAAGAAATGGAATTGTTTAAAGCTTTTAAAGAAGCTAGTAAAACTAATCCTAATTTAACTTATGAAGAATTTTTAAAGAAGTAATATTATGGTTGAAATTGATAATGTTAAAGAGGTTATTAAAGATTATATTATTAAACAATTAGTATCTATGGGTGAAAGTTCTCCAGCTATAAGACTTTTAATTCCTTTGGCTAAAAGAACGATTACTAATAATATTAATAGTTTTGATAAGTTCTTGAAGCCTATTGCAGATAAAGATGGTATGATTGATATTGAAGGTATATTTGATGAAGAAATGGAAGTTATTAATAATATTGATAATTTTGATTTTGATATACCTTTTATTGGTGGCGGTAATATTTCTAAAGGTATTATATCTCTTGAAATTCCTTATGTGAATAAGATTGTTGCTCTTAATCAAACTGATTTAGAAGTTTTAAAAGAATCATTAATCAGTTTAAAAACAAAGTAATATTATGAGAGAAATGCCTTATATTGAACCTTATCGTATTGATGGTCGTCGCGATGGTGGTCGAGGTATTCTCGATGAATTTCGTGAATTTCTTGATGCTCGTGGAGGACGTGGCGGTAGAGGTGGTAGAAGCGGTCGAGGTGGAATGAGAAATCGTATTGGTTATGATACTTATGATACTTATGGTCGCCCTAGTCATAAAGATGACAAAGAAGAGAAGATTTTAACTATGCTTATGAGTGGTGGATACAATGATAGTGAATATCATTTTGATGAGTATGAAGCTAAAGAAGTTGTAGAACAAATGTATCATGTTAAAGACAATAAGAAATATATTGGTGAAAAATATGATATGAATAAAGCTCATGAGATTTGTGAACGCTATAAAGAAGTATTACCTAATGATGTTGAACCTTGTGATGTTTATGTTGCAATTAATGCTCAATATCATGATTATGCTAAACTATTTGAAGAATGGTTTGGTGGTAATATAGATAATAAAGTGTTTGAAAGTGCTATTACATTTTGGTTTAAAGATGTAGATTTTGATGGTGATAAAGTATGGGAATATTTCCACATGAATAACTAATCATTATTGTAAAACTGTAAAAGGGAATTATCTTCGGATAGTTCCTTTTTTATTTATCTAAATTTTGTATGGACAAATTTATTGATGTAATTGTAGATGGTATCCTTAGTAATTTTGACTTTGGATTTATGTTTATTGTTAATGTTCTAACTTATATTATTATTAAAGTTATTGATTACTTTAATGGTGATAATAAAGTTCCTACTTGGCAAAAACGATGTGTATTAGTTATAAGTATTTTTACTATGGCTATAATTTATATTGCATCTGGGTATGATAATACTATTATGCTTGTTAATAGTGCTGTTCTTGCTCCTGTGTTTTGGAGTTGGGTTGTTAATCCTATTCTAAAGAAACTTGGAGTTGGTTATAAAGATATTGATAATACTATTGGTTAAGATTGTGTGATGATTATTAGCTAGGTTTGATTAACTAATTCAAGCCTGCTCCATCCTCTACGGGGAGTATAGCTTGCCGAATTTGGCTAGTTTTAAGCCTAGCTGATTAGTTATACACGATTAAATAAAAGTCTTACTGCAAGCCTAAAAAGTGGCTCTATGGATGTACATAAATATTTACAATATTAAAATTTAAAATAGTAAAGTTATGAGAGTTATTAAGACTAAACATTTTCCTTTTGGTGGTTATAAAGCTATTAATCTTTTTGGTATTATATTTACTAAAAGTGAATTAAGTAATAAAGAACTTAATCATGAAGCTATTCATACAGAACAAATGAAAGAGATGTTATATATCTTTTTCTATATATGGTATGGTATTGAATATCTTATTATAAGACTATTTCATATTAAACAACATGATGCTTATAAAGATATAAGTTTTGAAGAAGAAGCTCATGCTTTTGATAATTATGCTAATTATATTAGTGAACGTAAACATTATACTTGGACTAAATATCTAGGTATTAATAGTTCTAAGACTGTCTAATTAAAAAATGTTAATAACATAGTTAAACTACTTGTTATTAACAATATAATTTATATTTGTAACAAACTAAATTCTAAAGATATGGAAGATGATAAAAGAGTTAATTATAAGTTAGAAGCTATTAGCAAACTTATTAATAATCTTAAACTTAGTATTTCTGGTAATAAAGAACATGATGAACTTGGAGAAAATAATGTTATAGTTAATCTTGATGAAATTAGTCAAAAGATTACTGAATTACATGACATGGTTAAAGCTGAATTTGATGAATTTGAAAAACAACATAAAAGTGAATCAGATGAAACTCAAACTCTTCTTAATAATCGTTTTGACAAAATTGATGCTAAATTAGATAGTATTAAATCTGCTATTGATAGTATGAAAACTACTATTAGTGGTAAACTTGATACTGTTAATTCTACTATTAATAAAGCGAATACGGATATAGTTGCTGCAATTAATGCTATGAAAACTAGTAATGATACTAAAAACGATACTATAATTACTGCTCTTCAAGGACTTGTAACTAAAGTTAATCAAAATACTAATAATATTAATTCTCTTGATAGTCGAGTTGATGCTCTAGAACAAGCTTAATATGAATTTTAATTTAGTAGAAATGTATAATGGCTTGTTAAGATTTAACAAGCATATACTAAATGAACTTGCAGAAGGACTTAAACATCTACCTAATTTAGATGGAGTATCTAAAGGAGATAGTTTAATTATTAATGAACAAGGAAATCCTGCTTGGGGTTCTACTGCATTTATTCCTACTTTTGAAAATGCTGCTTATGGTATTGAATGGACTAAAGATGATAATGATATAATCAGAATTGGTAATGCTAAATTTCATAGAGAACTTCCTATTCAAAATAGACTTAAAGGCTGTGTCTATAATGAAAAGAAAATCAGTTATTTCCTTAATCCTACGGGTTGGGCTAAACCTCTTGAAAATGGTCTTATTCCTCCTCTTGATGGAAGTGATGGCGATGTTGGGGTAAGAGTTCCAGAGTTTTATATGTGTGTTAAAGATACTGGCACTAAATATCAACTTTGGATAAGTGATTTTAATATTGATGGGACATTTACTAGAGTTCATCCTTTTATTATAAGTCATACTAAAACTATGACTAGAACTAGAGAAGATGGTAAAGAAGAAGTATTTAGTGCTTGTATTAAACCTGATGATACTAGATATTTAGGAGGAAATAAAAGTTCTTCTGTTAACGCTATTAAATTACAAGGTAGACCTAGAACTGATATTAATTACGACAAAGCCAATGAATTTTGTGCTAATCGTGGAGATTGGGTTACTATGATTGATTATCTTGAATATTGCGCTATACAAGCTCTTTGTTATATAGAGTATGCTAGTTTTGATAATCAAGCTGCATTAAATACTAATTTAACTAGTGACGGATTTAAACAAGGAGGACTTGGTGCTGGTGTTACAAATTTAAATTGGGATAGATGGACAGCTTTTAATGGCAATAATCCTATTGTACAAACTTATTGGACTGCTGAACATAATATTGGTAATGGCAGTACAAATGGTGACCATTATGAACTAGGAAATTATAATACAGATGGAAGTAATTTAAGTACTTATCCTGCTGTTTATCGTGGTATTCTAAACTTTTTTGGTGATATATGGACATTTATTAGAGATATAGTTGTTATTAATAAAGATAAAGATTATAATGCAGTATACCTTCTTAAAAAAGGAGTTAATCATTCTGATGTTACAAAAGATAATGTTAATGAAAAATGTTATTTAATTGGGCATCAAGCTAATACTAATAATTTTATTACTGAATTTGATTTTCAAAGAGAAGTTTATTTTATTCCTAATAAAGTTGGAAGTAATAAAAAAGCTGATTATAATTGGATAAGAGGTAATAATGGACAAGATACAGATAAAGCTGTTCGTGTGCTTCTGCGTGGCGGTAGTGCTGATGACGGTTCTTGGGCTGGCTCTGGTGACTTTTATTCTGGTTGGGTTCGGTCGGATTTTAGTGCTGATGTCGGCTTCTTTACTACTGTTAAACTTGATTAAATAAGTCCACGTGGAACTGTTGCTAGGAGTAGTTGGTTAATTAATTTGTTTTCTGTTTTTGTATTTCTCGATACTACTCCTACAACAGTTTATTATAGCATTAAATATAATAAACTTAAAACATAATATATTATGACTAAAGATAAACTTAAAGATGATATTATTAGAACTATATGCTGTTTAAATAGTGATATATCTAATAAAGATAGAGAACTTCTAATTAAATTATTAAATTCTATTGTTGATTATACTAATAATACTGAACTTGAACAAGAACTTGCTCAACTTCAACAAAAATATAATGAATTAGTTACAAATATTAATAAAGTAGAAAAATTAGCTAATGAAACAAAAACGCACCATAATTCTTTATATAATGATGTTAATAATACTCTTAAACCTAAAATAAATAGTATTGATGAAAGAGTAACTGCATTAGAAAATTCAAATCAACCTTAATATGGCTAGTCTTAATCAATTAGTTAGTGAATTTGCTCATGCTGTTGGCAATCCTAATAGTATTCCTCTTAGACGTAATCTTCGATATGCTATTCTTCATGGTCGTAATGAACTAATTCGTAAAAGTTATGAAAATCATAAATATGTTGATAAAGGTTTGCAACAACGTATTCGTGTTTCTATTGTTAATGTTCCTGATGGTGACTTATATAATAGTCAAACTCTTGGACTTCCTGCAATTAAACGTACTAAACAAGAAGTTCCAAAACCAGTTAGACTTATTAATAACTTACCTTTCCAATCAATTAGAACTACCGGACATACTGGGATAGAAATACCATTTGCAAAAGAAGCTAGTGCTAAGTTTTATCATTATCTTGCAGGTATGTGTAATCTTCCTGTTTATGATTATATTAATGGTTATATTTATTTCTTTAGTAATAATAAAGATTGGTTTCAAAATATAGGTTCTATTATTATTGAATCTCCTTTTGAAGTTCCTTATCTTGTTCCTACTGAAACTGTTGAAAAAGCTAAAGATGTAAATTATGACCCTATTGATGATGAAGCTAAATACGATGATGATGAATTTCTTATTCCTGAAGATATGATTGGAGCTCTTAAAGAGATTGTATTTAAACGTAATCTTATTGAAGTTCCTCGTCAAACAAATGAAACTCCTATTGATAATTTTGTAACTAGATAAATTATGATTAAAGATATAGATATTAGTCATTATTATAAAAAGTTTATCGAAACTTCTAATGACGATATGGCAAAATATAATAAAGAACTTGAACTTATAAATAAGATGAAAGCTGATTGTCGTGCTTATATTAAAAGTAAAAATCAAGTTATTAAAGATGATTTAAAAATTAATCTTAATGAATATGGGTTTCAATTTCTTAATGATAATGTTGAATTAATTAATAAGTTAGAGCAATTAATTAATAATCAACTTAGTTATACAGTTGGAGAAAGACGTATTGTTCTTCTCCAACTTTTGCGTTATTGTAACTTAGCTAAAAAAGCAAATGATTATATTGTTGCTCTTAAACTTGCTACAAGACGTTCTGAATTAAGTCTTTCTGATTATAAAAAGTATATTCATAGGTATTATAGCTATGGTGTTCATAAATGTGTTCTTGAAGGTTATGCTTATCATTTTAAATATGAAATTGGTGATTTAGTTATTAATTTTTGGAGATATAGAGATAAACCTAGAGATACTTATGTTGATTGGAACGCTACTAGACTTAAGAAACAAGAAATTATTGATGCTGGTCTTAAACCTTATGATAAAGAAGAAGCAGAAATATATAAAATTCGTGGACTTAAGTACGATGGTATTCCTTATGTAGTTTATAAAACTAATAAAGAGTTTTATGAAATACAACTTATTAATAATGGAACTCATAGTTATAGTGCTATTAAATTTAAGTATGCTAATTATATTAATAGAGAGCTTCGTGGTAAAGATGCTAAACAACTTAATTCTGAATGTAAAACTGTTGATGATATTTTTAATCTTAAATTAGGATTAAGAAGTAAACTTCTTGTTTATCTTGAACGAGAACCTAATGCTCCATTTAAATATATTAGAAATGTTAATCAACAAAAGTATGAACGTGGAGCACATAATAATGGTAATAAAACTAGATATAAAAACTAATATTATGGCAAATAATAAAACGATTACAATAGAACATATTATTGGTAAACTTGATAATGATTTCAATCCAGATAATAGTGATTGGATTCCTAGAGTTCCTGCTTGGTGTGTTGATGCTATGAATGAACTTAAAGTTCTTCGTAAAGTTGATAAGAAAATGAAACTAACCGTCATTAATAAGATAGCTAAAAGTAAATGTTGTCTTATTGATGACGGTCTTAAAGTATATGATAGTAATGGTTGTGAAGTACCTAGAGCTGATGGTAGTAAATATAGATGTAGTGATACTGAATCTACTCCATCCTCTACGGGGGGTCAAGCGGAGGACGAAAGTCCGAAGCGTGCTACTAATAAAGACTATCTTGGTATGCCTGATGATTGTTGTCCTAATGGTTCTAGAACTAGAGAGGTTATTGATACTGGTAAAATAGGATGTAATCCTGTTGTTTATACACTTCATAACAATACTGAATGTCCAAGATGTCAGCATGAAGTTCATTCTAATTGTCAGACCCCCCGTGGAGGATATGATAAGTCAAATCATAATTATATTCTTATTGGAGGTAATACTATTGAACTTAATTTTAATGATACTTGTATAACAGTTGTTTATAAAGATATTGAAACTCAATATAGTGATAATTATCATTGTGAAGTTCCTGTTATACCTGCTAATGGTAAATTAATTCAAGGTCTTGCTTATTATTGTATGGCTCGTATGCTTATGAGAGGATATAAACATCCTGTGTTTAATCTTTCTGCTAGTCAATATGGAACTAATCCTTTCTATCTATGGGAAAGTATGAAGAAAGATATTAAGACTAGTATTTTATTAGATGAACAAAGTGATGATGATAGTGGTTGGAATGAGTTCTTTTATAACTTTACTTTTCCTAAATAATTATGAATATACAAAAGAAACTTAGTCTTAATAAACATCCGGGTGATTGTGTACCTTATTCATTAGTTGCTGCTAAAAATGTTAAAGTAAGTAATGATGGGAGGATGATTGTTAATGAAGAAGGGCTTGAAGATTGTAAAGTAATTGCTAACGCTATTCATGAAGATGGTATTAATAATTTTAAAATAGTTGGTGTTATTCCTACTAGTACTGAACTTATTTTATTTATTGTTAATACTGATTCTAATAGTTCTTATATTTATAGATATAATGAACAAGCTGATAATTGTTATAGAGTAAATAGTAATTGGAAATATAATGGTGGAAAAATTAAAGGAACATATACTTATAATGTTAAAAATCATCTTATTATAGCTATTGCAGAAAGTAATGCTTCAGTTGATGTTCCTCTTAAAACTATTAATATTGATTTAGATTCTGACCGTCCTGATTCTGAAATGTCTATTATTCCTCAAATAACACTACCTACTATTAGTAATCTAAACTATGTTAGTGGTGGTGCTTATAAAGGATTTTATTTTCTATTTATTCGTTATAAAATTGATAAAACTAATTATACTAAATGGTATAGTATTGGATTTCCTATTTTTAATGATGTTATAATACCACAAGTTATTAATAAAGTTTGTTTTAGAAAAACTAATGTTTATGAACCAAAAGATGAACCAAATGGTTATTGTTATGGTAATACTGATTCATTTAGTGATTCTAAAGATATATGTAATCAAACTTTTGAAATAAGTATTAGTGGAGGTCATTCAGGGCTTTATCAACTTGGTTTTATTGTATGTAAAAAGGATGGTACTCAAGCATTTAGAACTGATGATTTAAGTAATAATATTTTTAAATTTAGTAGAGATATTCTTGTTGAATATAGTGTTTCTGATTTAACTACTGATTATTATAATTATTATAATGTTGGCAATATTATTAATTATAAAAATAGAGTATATATTGCTAATTATAATGAACATACTGATAATGATAATAGGACTTTAAGTAATGATAAAACATTAGAAGAAGCTGTTAAAAATATTACTATAAAACTTCGTAATAAAGCTGTTAATGCTTATTATAATGATTATACCACTGTTAATGCAGTTAGTGAAAAAGGTCCATATTTTAAAATGGCTAGCCTTCAAATTACTGGTACTGCTGATTGGCAAATTAAAGATATTAATAAAGTATTCAATAATAATCAATATCCTTTTCGTACTTTTAGAACTTTATTTAATGATACAGTTATACAAGGTATTGCAGCACATGAATATTTAAAGATTAATTATAATGCTAAAATAAAAGTAGGTAGTAGAGCTAGTCATAATCTTAAAGAATATCTTGCTTGTCATTGTTTTATTATTCCTACAAGTTATAAATATGAAAATAATCAAACTGTTTACACTATGCCAAGTACAGTTAAAATAGCTTGTTATGTTTATAACGGTGTTGGATTTACAGAAGATACTGTATTTACTAGTGGACAAGTATTATTTGGTAATACTATATTTGATATTGATAATTGTAAAATGAGAATTACTCATTCTACTATTGAACCTAGTTATGATTTTAATGAACGTAAAAAGAACGATACTCTTATTCCGGGAGAAGTATATAACTTTTTTATTCATTTTGTTGATAAATATGGTGATGCTAGTAGAGGATATAAATTGTCAAATAAAGATAAGTATATAAATAATATTGTTAATGATGGTTCTCATTGTACTATAATTACTTTTAATTGGAATAATCAAGATAATGGTAATATTCCATATTGGGCTGTTATTAGTGGAGATATTCCAATATCTAGTATTAGTGCTAATGTTAAAAGATATATTGCTAATCATAAAATTGTAGTTTATACTGCTGAACCTATTAATAATCCTACCACTAATATATTACTTAATAGTTCTGGAGAACTTGAAGCTAGTAATAAAGATGAACTATATACTCTTATATCTAATTATTTTATTGATTATAAAGATAAAGATAAATACAATGATTTATATGTTTATCAAGTTATAAATAGTGGTAGTTATACTCCTTGTAGTAATCAAGTAATAGGTGCTATTGGTGTTGATAATGAAGCTAAATTTGGTTATTATGAAAATATTAATGGCGATGAACTATTTAGAATACCTGATTTAATATTTGATTCTGAAGTTGTTGGTGGTGAACATACTAGAGATTTTGTGTATAATATGAATAATACTTTTAATAAGTTTTATATTCGTGCTAATATTGATACTACTTTATGGAATCAAATTAAAGAATTAGGTTATGTTGGATGGTTTATTAGTTATGAAAAAGTTGAACCTATTACTAGATATACTGGATTACTAACTAGAAAAGATTATTGTAATATAGCTAGTAATGTTACTTGGCAAAATGGTAGTTGGGGTACTAAACCTGGTTTTGTAGCTAATAATTTTACTAGTGATAAATGTTATTTATATAGTGGTCGATTTGATATTGATGATAGTATTAAATATGATTTTAATATTATTCGTATTGATGGTAAATGTAAATTTGAACCTTATAAAGAGAAACATGATGTAGTTGATATGGTAGTTAATACTACTTATCCTTATAGTTATAACATGCCAGTTATAGGTGTAATTAGCAGAAATGAATATAAACCTATTAATAATTATAAATTAGTAGTTGCTGATAGTGTTGTTGATAGTAGAGCTGGAAAAGGAACTGCTCTTGAAATGGATGATTATAAGGAATTGCTACTTGACGCTGAAACTATGTTTCTTGCAACAGTTCTTAATTGTACTAAAAATATTTATACTAGCAAAGAAAAAGAACTTGTAAGACTTAACGATGTTTGCTATAATGGTGGAACTTATTCTATTGAACATGGATATAATGGTAGAATGACTTATGATGGCGTTCTTATTTATAATGATAATGGAGTTATAATGAACGAAGGTAATTATAAATTATATACTCCTACTAATAATCAATATTATTATAGTGGTGATGAACCATGTTGGTTTGATATCCCATTCAATGTTTATGTTCAGTTTCCTCTTTATAATGATAAGTTCTTTGAAAGTAAATGTTTTAATAATGAACCTAGTAAGATAGCTTTTAGTATTAAAGAAGATACTGACAAGAAAAGTGTTGCTTTTGGTACATTTGTAGAACCTAAGAATAGTGTTGATTTATTTAAAGACCCTATTGGAAATGTTGACCAATATGTTCCTAAACTATTAACTCAATATCGTAACGATATTATTAATATTACTCGTTTTGATAAAACTATAAGACGTAGTAATGTTATTCAAGATGAAAGTGAAGTTAATGCTTGGCGAATATTTCCTATTGAAGGTTATAAAAATATTACTGAAAATAAAGGAAGTATAACTAATTTAGTTGGAATTGGATATTATCTTTTAGTTCATACTCAACATAGTATGTTTATGTTTGATATAAGTGCTGCACTTAAAACTAGAGATGAAAATGTTCAATTATATCAGCCTGATGCTTTTGAAGTTGATTATAAAGAAGTCTTTACTAGTGATAAAGGTTATGGTGGACTGCAAGATGATTTAGCATATATAGTCGGAGAATTTGGTTATATTTTTTATAATGATGATTTTCATAAACTTTATCAATTTGATGATGGTCAACTTAAAATAATGGATGAAGATATTAAATTATGGCTAGATAAATATCATCCTAATAAAGTTAGATTTGCTCATGATAAATTTAATAATCGTATTCTAATTAAATTTGATTATACTTATAATAATATTAATCCTAATACTAAAGAATCTATTATAGAATCACATAATGAAGTTATTAGTTTTAATTATAAAGTAGGTAGTTTTATTAGTTTACATGATTATTATTTTAATAATGCTTGGTCTACTAAAACTAAATGTTACTTTCAAACTGAACATAACAATGATAGACTTAACTGCCCTCTTCATGTATTTACTCATGAATATAATTATGGTAGATTTAATACTCACATGGGTGATGATAGTAGAAGTCTATATCTAGTATCTAAACAAGAAGTTGGTGATGAGCCTATATTAGTTCATAATAGTTATATTGATATTATAGTTAATGAATCTTATGAACTTATTAAATTTCTTGAATTTATTAAATATAAAGTACGTAAGATATATATTCCTATTTATAGCGATAATATTAATAATCCTGTTGATTTAAGAGAACATCCTTATGCTGGTGATATACTTCGTATATTTAATGAAGATAATGATACTGATGATATAGATATTAATATTGATAAACTTAATGAATTTAATAAGTATAAAAAACCGTGGTATGAACTAACTCAATATAACTTTAATTATTTCCGTAATGCAATTAAAGAACATCCTAATACAGTAAGTGATAAACTTCGTAGAGTATATGGTAATTATTTTGTAATTCGTTTCATATTTAATAATTCAGATAATAAGCGCATTGAATTTGAAAGTCTTGAATGTGCTCAAACTCAATTTAGAAAATTATGATACAGTATAGAGATAGACAAAGACAAAAAGCTTTTATTGGTGCTATTATTGGTGCAGCCGCTAGTATTGCTGGTGGTATTATTAAAGGTAATAAGCAAAAGAAAGCTCAAGAAAAAGCTCAAGCTGAAGCTCAAGCTGCACAAGACCATAAAGATGCTTTACAAAATGCTCAAGCTTTAACTAGTGCTTATGCTAATCAAGATTATGTTGGTCAATATAATGATAAGCTTACTCTTAAATGTGGCGGTAGAGTTCGACGTAAAGCTGGTTTCGGTACTGAATTTGCTGATGCTCTTCCCGGTTTAGGTAATCTTGCTAGTTCTATTACAGGAGTTCAAGGACTTGGTGAATTAGGTACTGCAATAGGTCAAGGTATTTCTGCTAATCAACAAATTAATGAAAATAAACGTATTGCTCAAGAAGCTGAACAGCGTAAACAACTTCAAGCTGGTCAGCAGCAACTTAATATTACTTCTGATAAAATGACTAATCCAATGACTATGTATCAACGTTCTAGTTTTATTAATAAATATAAATGTGGTGGACGTAGAAAAGCATGGATTGGTGCTGCTATTGGTGCTGCTGGAAGTTTAATTGGTGGTATGTTTGGCAGTAAAGGACAACAACCAATTCAAGTTAAACAAGCTGACCAAGCTAGTTATAGTGCTCCTAAAACTGGTCTTGAACGTCCTGAATGGATTACTAATGGTACTGTTCAACAACCTGTTATGCCTCAATCAGTATATCGAGATAGGCTAAATGTATATCGCTGTGGCGGTCATAGACGCTAGTCTTTTGCTCTCTGTTGAATTATTATATATAGGTATGAACTATTAATCGACTGATAGGCTATCGTTCAGCAGAGAGCCTTAAAATCAATCAAATTATAATTTCTCATTATATTATATAAAATGCCTAGAAAAGATAAAGTTATTCATATAAGTAATTTACCTAGTACATTTAGAGGTAATGTTACTCGTAATGGAAGATTTATTCAAAATGGTATTCCTCCACTTGGTGGAGCTTATGATAAAGTTGCTAAATCTACTGGTTTAATAAGACTTGGTAATGAATTTCTCTATAATGGTGTAAACAATTTGGTGTCTAAAGATAATAGAGAAAAATTAATGAATAATACTGCTGGTAGACTTATTAATTATGTTAAAGATTTTAATAAAGAATCTTTTCCTAGTGATGATGAACTTGGACCAACATTTCCATTTAATATTATTCAAACTCCTAGAAGTAATGGAAAAAAGCTTCCTCAAAAGCAATATGCTGTTGGTGGTAAAATACCAAACGTAGTTGCTGGTGGTATTGCTCAACCTCTTGGTAATAATTTCTTTTATATGAATGGAAGAAAACATAGTCAAGGTGGTATTGATATTGGGCCTAGTGATAAAACTGGTATTGAAGTAGAAGGTGGTGAAGTAGTTGAAACTAATGGAAATGAACTTAAAGTTTATTCTGCACAACCTATTCTTAACGGTGCTAGTCCTGCTCAATTAGTTATGGGTGGAGCTAATCCTAATAAAGTATTTAAAGCTCAAGAAGATTTTAAAGATAGAAATAGAATTAATGATGATGGAACTAAATATAAAGAAGGTGGCAAAATTTATCAAGCACCTGATGAATATAAAAGACAAATCGCTGAAAGTGGTTCGATAATTATTGGTGGTTATCCTACAATAGCTGGTAATAGAAATTATAAATTTATTAAAGGTTTAACTAAAGCTTCTAGAATAGGTAGAACTGCTACTAATTTTATTAATTTAGGTAGACAAAAGATTTATGATTTAGCTAATAAAATTGATAATACTTGGATTAATCAAGGTATTAAAGAAGTTTATAGAACAACTATCGGTAAACATGGTAGTAATATTCCTAGAACTGTTGATTATATTACTAATAAATTAAATATAAATGAAGATAATAAAAAAGCTATGGGTGGATTAAATAGAAATAAAGATTATGGCTCTAAAAAGAAACCTTATCCTAGTGTAGCTAAAAAAGATTTTGCTGGTGGACATAGAAGTTATCCTATTCCTACTAAAGCTGATGCTATTGATGCTTTAAAACTAGCTGGACTTCACGGTAGAAGTGATGTTAAAGCTAAAGTTTATAATAAATATCCAGAACTTAGAAAAAAAGGTAATGTTGGATTAGTTGTTAGTATTAATGGTAATGTTAAGAATGGATTAATTCATTCTCCATCCTCTACGGGGGGTCTACGCGATAAATTTGCTGTTGGCGGAAATCGTATTAATCGTCATGGAAGAACTTGGGAATATGATGAAAAAATTGGAGCTTATGTTCCTATAACTAATAGAACTATTAATAGAACTTCTGCTTATCCTATTAATAAATTTGCTAGAGGAGAAACTATTGTTGGTAGTAATTATACTTTTAGGAATGGTAGATGGTCTAAAAATAGTATTACAAATAATAATGTAAATACTAATACTAATAAATCTAATATTGATAATGGTAATCGTCGTCCTCAATATTATGCAGAACGTAGACTTCCTTTATTTGAAGATGGAGCTGGAATTACTAGTGGTTTAGTTAGAGCTGGTTGGAGTCATGGAAATAATAGAGGTATTAGTACAAATAATACTAATATTCCAAGTTTATCTGAAACTAAATATAGCGGGAAGACTCCCCGTGGAGGACGAAGTAAGTCAAGTCAATCAACTCAATCTATTTCTACTAAAACTCCTCCTATTGCTGTTTATAATCGTAATCTACCTAAAGTAGAAGCTAATATTCCAACTACTTTACCTGTTTCTACTAGTACACCTGCTAAAGGAACTATATCTTCCGATGGTAAAGGACAAGGTAGATTTAAAAATCTTACTACTGCTGATTGGATTGGTTTAGGTAGTAATGTTGCTGGCAGTTTAGCTAGTTATTTTGCTAGTAAAAGAGCTATTAATAAAATGAGAGGTCCGGGTCAACCTACTCTTATTAGCGCTAATAAACTTAAAACTAAATACAATATTAATCCTCAACTTGATAGAATTAGAGAAGATAAATTTGAAGCTTATCGTGATATTGATTCTAATACTGCTAGTAGTCGTGTTAGTTTAGCTCGTAAACAACGAGTTCGTAATGCTGCTGGTCAAGCTGCTAATGAACTTTATGGTAATAAAGAAAATATAGAAACTAATCTTATTAATCAAGATAGACGTAATCAGCAAAGTGTTCGTCAATTTAATGCTCAACAATACAATCAATATATAGATAGAAAAGCAGCATTTGATAATGGTATTAGAGAAGCTAAAGTAACTAATATTAATAATTTATTTAGTGGTATTAATGCTGGTATTCAAGATATGATTAGTAGATATGAAAATCGTAAAGCTTTAAATAATACTATTGGTGCGATGAGAGCATCTGCTCCTAATGTAGATGATAGAATTATGAGAGATGCTGGAGTTGATTATGATGAATTTATTATTCGTAAACGTAGAAAACTTGGAGGAAAACAATCATGCCGATAAACTTTTATACTCCTACTTTTAGACAACAAGTTAATCCTATTGACTTAAATGTCTTAGCTAGAACTTATAATACTCTTGAACAAGGTCATCAACAAGCTATTCAAACTAAATCTCAGATTGATGCTCAACTTGCTCAATTAGATTTAAATGAAGCTGAAGATGCTTGGCGTCAAGAACAACTTAATAAAGTTCGTAATGCTCTTACCGAAAATATGCAATATGGTAATGCGTATTCTAGTCTTGATGATATAGTTGGAACTTATGGAGATATAACTTCAAGTCCAGGAATGATTGGTCGTTTACGTGCTCAACAAGATTATAAAGCATATATGGATAATCTTGATAAACGTACTGATTTATCTGAAGATTATAAGAATTATTATCGTGCTGTTAATAAATATAATTATCAAGATATAACTGATAAGAATGGTAATGTTATCGGTGGAAGTAAATGGACTCCTATTGATAAAGAAGTTTCTGAAATTCCTATGAATCAGATACTTAATCAAGCACTTCAATGGGCTGCTAAAGAACAAGGCGGTGGTAGTCAAACAAGATGGCTTGATGTTAACGGTAAAGTTACTGATGATATTACTAAATCTGTTACAGGAGAGATTTATTCTCATACTAAAGGTAATTGGCAAAGATTAAGTAAAGCTAAACTTGCTGAAGCTGTTAAAGCTGTTATTGAAAATACTCCCGGTGCTAAAGCTAGTCTTGAACAAGATTATAAGATTGCTAAATGGAAATATGACCAAAATGGTAGTAATCCTGATATAACAGATAAAAATGGTATTCTGCTTACTCCTGAACAATATCTTGCTAAACGTATTGACCCTTTCTATAATGCTGCAACTTTTTATAATCAAGATAGTAATACTACTTATGGTGAAGCATGGAAAGCTCAATTAGCTTTATCTAAACAAGCTGGTTCTGGAAGTAGTGCTCAAAGAAAACAAGCTATTGATAATTTAACCTATAAAGGTACTCCTGTTCGTATTGATAATTTTATGCCTGCTCAAGCTCAAGCTGAAATTACTAGCAATAGACAATCAATAGCTGGATTACTTAGTAAATATAATCCTGATATTAATATTAATTTAAGCACTGCTAATCCTAATGATATTAAAACTAGTATCATGACTAATATTACTAGCCCATCTGATAGAGCATATGCTCTCAGTTATCTTAATGATATTATTGATAATCAAGAATATATTAATAGTCTTAAAGTTGGTAAATCGCAAGATAGCATCGACGGGTTTGATACATATAATTCTATTATTAGTTTAAGTGATTTACCTAATAATAAATATTCTGATACATATAGTAAATATGTTAATCAGATATTTGGAGATAGTAGTTCTATTAGACAATACTTTAATAATGATGATGTTTATAACTCATTTATTAATGCTCTTGGTGGAGAGAAAAAAGCAATTAGTCTTGGAATAAGATTTGGTTCTGATGGTAATGGTTATAGATATGCTGAATTACCTAAAGATTATCATAAATCTATTTATAGTTTTGGTAAAGCTGTTAAAGAAGCTGAAGATACTAGAAATCCTTTAAATGCTTTTCTTAATTCTGCTAAAACTAGATTCTTTGGTTATGGTGATAAGTTTGTTAGAGTTGATTCTAATGGTGAAGAACATCATGCTGGATTACCAACAGGTAATAAAGAACCTTATATTGGTTTAGTTAATTATGTTGATTCTCTTAAATCTAAAAATGATGCTGTTCTTGATGGTGGCAAAATAACTTCTTCTACTATTGGTATTAGTGCTTTAACTCCTGAATTAGCTGAAATTAATTTTATGATGAATGCTAATCCTGAAGAAGCTAGTAAACTTTCTGCTTATAAGAAGAATAAAGAAGAACAAGCTATGATGGCTATTCGTAGTGGTATTGATTTAACTCAAGGTGAAGCTTATATTACTAGTGAAAATGGAGTATTTGAACCTATGACTTCTGAAGATAGAAAAGCTTATACAGCTTATCTTAGAAGTGCTAAAGAAAATGAAATTACTCCTACTATTGTTCGTGACCCAAAAACTGGTGATGTTGGAGTTCAAATTAATATTGCTGGTTATTACGATACAGAAGGTAAACTTAAAAGAGAACCTATTACTTTACTTGTAGGTAGTGGTGCCATTGATAGTTCTATTATTCAATCTTGGAATCAAGATACTAGTTGGAAAGCTGCTGGTAAAGTAGAAAATTATTATAATGCTAATAGACCTATTTCGCTTACTAATAATGCTGCATTTACTGGAATTGATAAATTTAAATTAGTGCCTAATGGTGGAGGTTTTAATTTAATTAATTCTACTAATAATCAAACTATTGGTTTAGTAAGTAAAGAAAATGCTGTTGCTATTGTAGATAATTTATCTCAATGGGAACAAACTGTAACTGCTGTTAAAGCTGGTATGACAGTAGATGAAAATGCTGTTAAAGCTATTCAACAAAATGTTGCTACTAAACTTGCTCAACTTAGTGGTAGTTCAGACCCTTATGTTATTCAATATTACTATGATGAATTAACTAATAATCTATATTAATATGGATGTATTAAAGTTTCTACAAGGTGGTAATAAAACACCTAATCCTGAATATAATCCTAAAACTAAAAAGGGGGCTATACAGCCTCCTACTTTAGTTGATTACAACCCCGGCACTTCTATTAGTGACCGGGGTCGTAGTCATTTATTTAGTCGTATTGCTGGACAATCATATAATCTTAACCAATATGATATAGATAAATATGCTCCTTATGATGTTTATGTTAATCCTGTTGATGACCCTGAAAAACTTGATAAAGAACGTGCTGTTAATCAAAGTAATTGGGAACAAGGATTAAGAATGATTGGACAGATTGGTAATGAAATTACTGTTGGTACTGCAATAGGTTTTGCTGATTTAGCTGATGCTTTCTATAATATGATTAGTGATAGTCCTAATGATTATCAATCTGAAATAAGTTCTGGACTTGAATCTTTAAAAGAATCTATTAATGAAAGATTAGCTATATATCGAGAAAATCCTAATGCTGCTTTTGATATTGGAGATTTTGCTTGGTGGGCTAGTAATGCTCCTAGTATAGCTAGTTCTTTAACTCTTATGGTTCCTAGTACAGGTCTTGCTAAAGGTGTTTCTTTATTAGGTAAAGGTATAAAGTTTAATAAACTAGCTAATAAGATGGCTAATGCTATTAATATGACTCAAAAGAGTAGAGCCATTACTAGTAGAATAGCAGAAGCTACTGCTATTGGAGTTCCTTCTCGTTATCTTGAAAATTATCAAGAAGCTAGACAAACTTATAATGATATTGAAGATTATTCTAAAACTCAACTTGCTAATATGAATGATAAACAAAGAGAAGAGTTTTATAATAATAATCCTAAATATAGAGATATGTCTGATGAAGAAGTATCTAAAGATATTGCTAAAAATAGTGCTGATATTACTTTTGCAGAAGATTGGGCTAATGTTCTTTTTGATGTATGGCAAGTTTATAGTTTAAAGAACTTATGGAAAAATGCTTTAAGTGGTAATACAACTAGTTCTAGACTTAGAAATTTAAATACTGCATTTAATAGTAATATTGATGATGCTGCTGCAATTACTAATGCTTTAAGTAATAAAACTACTAAACAAGCTATTACTAGTACATTAAAAGATGTGGGTAATGATATTCTTCATGGCGTTAGAGCTGAATGGACTGAAGGTGTTGAAGAAGCTATTAATTATATAGCTAGTCAAGATGGTTTATATAATGGTAAAAAAGTATTTGATAAAGATATTCCTCAACAAACTATTAAAGATTATCTTCAAGACCCAATGTTATGGGAACAAGCATTTTGGGGTGCTCTTGGTGGTATCACTTTTAGTAGTGTTATGAATAAAGCTGGAGAATTTATTAATAAACGTCTTGATAAAGATTGGACTTCTGCTGAAAAACAAAGAGAAAATGAAATTCTTGGTCGTACTGCTACTTTTCAAGCATATCAAGAAAGACTTAATAGTATAGCTAATGGTAAAAATCCATTTATAACTACTGTTGATGAAAATGGCAATCAAGTTAATCCAGATATTATTGCTGGTACTGAAGAAGAACTTCGTAGTATAGCTGAAAAAGAATATATGGATAATATTATTATTAATTCTATGAACGCTGGTAATTTAGGACTTCTTGAAAGTTCTATTAATAGTAAAGAATTTAATGATAGTATTACTAATAAACTTGGATTACAACAACAAGAAAGTAATGAACTTATTAATAGATTTAAAACTGAAATTAATAATCTTAAAAATGAATATAATACTACTTTAAATAAAGTTAATAGACTTGGTGGTGGATTTGAAGTTGGTCGTATTATAGCTACTCAAATGGTTCATGCTCGTAATCGTCAAGAAAATTATAATAATCTTCTTAATTGGGCTAATAATGTTTTAAATCAAGATATTACAAATAATCATATTGAAGATGTTGATATTACTTCTGCTAAAAATGGTATATATCAACATATTCTTGATAGTATTCAAAGAGATATTAAAACTATTCAAGATAATGCAGCAATTAATGATTCAGTTAAACAAGAACGTATTGCTCAATTAAATGAACGTCTAGATGCTATTAATAAACTTTATATCCCTATTGATATTGAAAATAAAAATGATATTCAATCAGCTATTCAACTTCAAAAACAATATAATGAAGTATTTAAAGATTTAGCAGAAGTTGTTAATGCTGAGATTAATGTTGAGGTTAATAAAAATCAACTTAATCTATCTGATGATAATATTAAATCTCGTATAACTTATCTTAATAACTTCTTTGATAATAGTCGTAAAAGGATTGTTAATAAAGCTATGGACGATTTACGTAATGCTTATAAACAATATGGTAAAGAATATGTTAATTCTGTTATTAAAGATGCTAATAATGGTAATAAACCTAATATAGATAAAACTATTCGAGATGCTTATGCCGCACTTGATTTAAGTTCTAAAGGTAATGAACATCTTAAAACTACATTAGAACAATTAGCTGAAATTGCAGAAATTGAAAACGATGTTAATAATGCTCCTAAAGAGGAAGAAGTTGCTCCTGTTAATCCTGATATTAATGAAGTTAATGAAGTTAATGAAACTGATGTAGATGATACTAACTCATCTCCATCCTCCACGGGGAGTATAGCGGAGCGAAGCGAAGCGGTTCCTAGTGAGCCTACTAATACTGAACAACCTCAATCTCAAACTGAACAACCAATTTCTCAAGAACCTATTAGTACTCCTAAACCTGAAGTTAATAATACTCTTCCAGATGATGAATTTGAACGCGGTCAAATAGGTACTGATTTAGTTTATGAAAGTATTGCTGATTTAGAAGATTCTCTTGGGCATGAATCAACTAGTAGTGATTTACTTAATGCAAGACAATCTTTTATTGATAAACTTAGTCAAGCTGGATTTGAACAAACAGAAGCTGCTGATATAGTTAATAATATTATTGATGGTCTTACAGGTGGTAGTTTATATAGTTCTGTTCAAGATGATAGTACAAGACGTTTATTACTTAATGCTACTTATGCTACTATTACAGGTAATGAACGTAATATAGAAGCTGTTATGGATGATTTTGCTAATAGTATTGATAGTGAATGTAATACTAGAGGTAAAATCGTTAACGGTAAAGTATATCTTAGTATTGGTCAATTAGTTGAATATATAGATAGTATTACAGGAAATAAAATTATTAAAAATTATTTGTTTAATCAAATAAAAAACTATCTTTACGCAAGCACTAATAATCAAGGTAAATATCGTGCTACTGATGAATCAACTATTAAAAAACTTAATGCTAGACAATTTGTTCAATACGTTGACGGTATCGCTAAAGAACGTCTTGAAAGACTTCAAGTTGAACATACTAATAATGTTAATCTTAAGTATATAGTAGAGAATGAAAATGTTAAAGCATTTACTAGTATTAAACAAGGTGATTATTTAGAAGCCATATATAATGTTAAACTTAAACGTATTGATATATTTGCTAATGATACAATTATTGGTTATATAGGAGTTCCAAATATTGATAAGTTTGGTAATTATGATATGGTTAATCAAGGTTGGAAATATAATATTCATGCTGAAAATGGTCAAGTTATTTCTCCACTTAAAGATGCTTTAATTAGTATTCTTGACGGTGACAGATTTGATGAAGAATTTATTGGTCATTTATATGAACTTGCCGTTAAAGAAGAAGTTACAAATAAAGAACTTGATACTTTATTTAAAGAATTTAAAGTTAAATATCCTGATATTGTTAAAAACTTTACTACTCCTGTTGCAAGTTTTGATTTAGCTGGACATCTTATTAATCTTACTAAATATATATTTAATCAACCTTATGAGAATAGTCATGAAGCTAGTATTAATCGTTGGTTTAATAATCTTCTTAATAGTTATGACCAAGCTATTACAATAGTTAAAGGTGATTTTAAAGGTAAAGTTAAAGCTGTTAATGTTAAATATGGAGTTCTTAATACTATTGATGATGCTAATGGCGAATGGAATGATGTACAAGAAACAGTAGTTAATTATAACGAAGATATTAACAAACTTGGTGTAGTTGTACAAGGTCAAGTATATCTTAATGGAGAAAGTAAACCAACTATTATTGAAAATCTTACTACTAATGGTATGCCTGTTATTAGTATTCCAAGTAGTGATGGTACTTCTCTATATGCTTTTTGTAAACAAGTTCCATTAAATAGTAATCTACTTAAAGGTGATGCTCGACGTATTATTAATTCTATTAAGAATGAAGTTAATAATCTTTGTAGAGATTATATTAGTGGAAAAATAAGTTTTGGTGAACTTAAACAAAGTCTTGGAGATATATTTGGAAATAATAAACTTATTAACGGAGATAGAAATAATGGACTTCAAATTAGTATTAATCCTACTAATATAGGTTTTTATGTTAAAGGTGCACATTTTAATGGTAAAGATTATGCTTTTACTATTAATTCTGATGCTGGTAATTATAAACGTAATATTATTATTAATTCTCCTTATGTTGTTAATAGTGCTTTTAAAATAGGTAAAAGTTATGGTATTAATGCTAGTACTATTGATGAATTAGATAATGCTCTTCGTCCTGTTATTGATGAAATGTTTAACTATGCCCAATTTGCTATTAGTAAAGATTTTATTAATGATAGTACAAAAACTAATGATAAAACTAATAAATATATTTATCGTGAAAATGGTAAAACTATTATAAATATTGATGGTAAAACTTATAGTTATAATAGTTATCAAGATTTTATTATTAGTAATGGTTTAGTTAGAACTAAATTAGCTAATACTAATACTAATGAAACTGCTGGTAATTGGCAAATAGATATTCATTCTAAACTTGATATTACTTATGAACTTGAGGGTAGACCCCCCGTGGAGGATGGAACAATACCTGAACAGCTATCAGAGTTCATGTTAGATGATACTCTTAATGCTATTAATTTTAATGCTTTTGAGTCTGCTATAACAGCTAAGAATTTAACTCGTGGACTTAAAAAGTATTTTGCTAATGACCAAACTGCTATTGATTATATTAATGCTCTTCAAAAGATTGGTATATTGCCTAAGAATATTCAAGTTGTAGATAGTATTACTGATAATAACAGTAATAAAGTTAATGCTGTTTATCATCGTGATACAGATACTATTGAACTTAATAGTTCTGCTATTGCTGGTCAAAGAGTTTATCGAGTTGTTAATATTATACTTCATGAAAGTTTACATAGACAACTTTATACTAAATATAATACTGAACAAGCTCTTGCTTTAGTTAAACCTATATATGATAAATTTAAATTTTGGCTTGATACTCAAGATAATTCTACTAAAGAAAGACTTAAACCTTATTTATTTGAGAACTTTAATACAAGTGAAGCTCTTGAAGAATTTCTAGTTGAAAGTATTACTAGTAATGCTCTTATGTCAGCTCTTAATGAAATAAAATATGATAATAGAAAAACTAATAAACGTAAGACTTTATTTAGTAGACTTCTTGAAGTTATTGCTGATATGTTAGGTATTAAAATTAATGAAGATAGTTTATTAGCTGCTGCTAGAGATGCTTATAAAGCTATTAAAAAAATACCTAAAGAAAATAATCAAGAGGCTATTCAAGGAACTTTTCAGTTTGAAGAAGAAACTGCTAGTACAGAACAAATTGAAAATCCTAATGAAGATAATAGTCAAGATTATAATTATAATAATGATAATCTTAATGATGGACTTGATATGTTTAGTAGTGTTGATGATAATGTGGTGAATATGGCAGAATTAACTAGTCATTTACCAATAGACCAACAGTCCGAATTTGCCACTTTGCTTGACACAGGACGCATCAGTTTTAGTTGTATGTAGAATTAATCGAGCAAATATAAAAGTCGCTTAAAACGAAAGAAAACAGCCTCTATGACGATGTAATAAAATTTTACTTTACATTAGTCATAGAGGTATTACTATTAATGAATTTAAACTTAAATATAAACTTATGAGTTGTGGAAATATTAAACTTGTAGGATATAATAATCTTAATAATGTTATTATTAAAGAACATGGTTCTAATAATGCAGATTATTATAGTCTTATAGCTATGGTTGAAGACCCAATCTTTAAGAAGATTATAGCTGATAGAGGTATTAATGTTAAAACTTCTGGAAGACAAGCTTATAATGCTCTTCTTGAAGCTAGAGCTATTAAACTTCGTAATATGGATGATATAGCTTCTGTTGCTGAAAAAGAAGAACGTGGTTTGTTTAGTACAATTAAAGCTAGAGATACAGCTATTACTTATATGGCTGATATTATGAATAAACTTAGTTTTAATTTTTTATATAATGGTGCTCCATTAAATTTTAATGAAATTAAAAAACGTACCAATGAAACTGTTATTAATGCTGGACTTAAACGTGCTAAGAAATTAGCCGGAAGTGATGAAGCTAAAAATAATGAACTTAATAGCTTTATTAATAATCCAAGTCCTGCTATTAAAATTAATGGTCTTGGAGCATTTCTTCGTAAATATGGTGATGCTCAAAATTTTAATTATGGTGCATTACTTCGTTCTTTAACTAATACTGAATTTAATGAAGCTCTTTTTAATAATAAAAATGTAGCTAAACTTATTAAACGAGATGAATTATATCAAACTACTGATTATGAAGAATTAGGCGGTTATCTTGATGAAACTTCTACTGAAGGTGATGAAAATAGTATAGATGATGGTATTGATTTAATGACTCAACTTTGGAATTTAAGTATTGGTGAAGTTAAAGATTTTAATAAACACGTAGAAGAAATTATTAAATATCATCTTGCAAGTTTACCTAAACTTACTGCTGCTTCTCAACTTGATAATGGAAGTTATCCTTTTGATACTAATAATGAATTAGGGGTTGTTACTTTTTCTGATACTAATTATTTATCTAAAATATTATATGCTAGTGCTGATACTAGTAATGTAGATAATTTTATAGCTAGTCTTAAACGTATATCTGAAACTATTCCAAATTGTGAATGTTTAATTCAATTACATGATTTACTTAGCAAAAATAAAGTATTTGCTAATAAGTATATGATGGTGTTTAATAAACCTATTATATCTAAAATTGAAACTTATATTCAAACTGATTCTAATGATAATAGTTATATTCGTGCTCGTGTAACTAACCCTAATACTGATTCTCGTACCATTTTACAGAATACTTTTTATAATAATGTTAAGAATAATATTATTACTAATCGTGTTTCTACTGCTCGTGAAAAGTTTCGTATATATGATAGATATAAAAATACTCCTCATGCCAATCTTTATTTATATGATGCTTTTAAAGAAATATTTCCAGATATTAATCAAGCTAGTTTTAATTTAGCTATTGCTAAGATTAGTCGTGTTGCTATGGCTAATAATCTTATTAACTTTGCTAATGTTATTAATCGTACAGTTGAAAACTATAATAAATATGTAGAAGCACTTAAAAAGGATAAAGAAACTAAAATGCCTGATAGTTTTATTAATAGAGGTGATACTTCTATTATATATCAAATGGCTGATGTCTTTAAAGATATTATTTATATTCCTGTTGAACTTAATTCTCGTAATCCTGAAGGTAATTTAAGTTCTGATGTTATTAATAGAAGTTTTATTACTAATATTGCTAAAATAATCAATGATGATAAATCTACTGTTGAAGAGCAAAACGCTATGGTTGAAGCTTATGCTAAACAAAAGTTTGCTAGTCATCAATATGATTATAGTAATTTACTTCTTGAACATAGAGATAGTAATGGTAATATAATTAATTATGGATTGTTTAGAAGAGTTGGAAATGGAACTCCTAAACTTACTGAATATGCTCGTAGTATGTTTAAGACTTCTCTTCTTAATGGTATTAGTGAATTAGATAATAACAATAATGATTTATATCGTAGTATGAGTGATGGTGATTATTTAATTACTGCTATGGGATTATTTATGACTGATATTAATAATTCTGAAACTCCTACCGCTAATTATTTACTTCCTATACCTAGTGATGCTCCTAAAAACTTTACTATTACTGCTCCTAGATATAGTCTTGCTGGATTACGTAGTCAACTAGAAGATGGAACTAAAATTATAAATAAAGAACATCCATTATTTAAACAGTATTATAATATAGTTATTCAAGAACTTACTAATATGGCTCAAACTGTTAATGTAATGTTTAAGACTAATGCTAATGGTAATCCTATTTTAACTAATGGAGATTTTGAATTTAGTGATACTTATAATAATAAACCTGAACATTTTTATAATCAATACCATAAAGATGGAAAAGGTAATGTATTTACTACTAAAGATGGACACAAAGTTTTAGCTGGTAGAGTATTTAGTTTTAAACGTTTAGTTAGTAAAATTACTCCTAATAGTAATGGAGCATTTAATGAACTAATTGGGTATGGTAAGACTATTGACATCCTCTACGGGGGGTCTACACGTGGGCTTAAATATATTAATAATCAAGTAGTTCTTAATGCAGAACAACGTACAGCTATTGAATCTGCTGTTTCTTCTTGGTTAAATGAATATATAAATAATGGTTATAAAGAACTTAAAAATAAATATGGTACATTTATTGATGATAGAATTAATAATGAATCTTTAGCTGAATTTCTTGTTAATGACTATCTTGTTAGAGATAGTATGTACGATATGTATGGTGGCGACCAAAGTTTTTATAAAAATGGTCAAGCTATTCTAAAACGTATTAAAGAAGTACAAGCTAGTGGTAATCCTTTTGGTAATACAGACTTTACTAAAAATGATTTAGATATAGCTACTAATTTATATGATGTAACAATTAATGGTAATGCTGTTACTGTCCCTTATACAGTTAATGGAGTTGTTAAACGTAAAAAAGTAGTTCTTCAAGATAAATTTAGAGGTGTTACTATTTATAATACTTTTAAATCTTCTGATAAAGTTGTTATTAATAGACTTGATGACCAACTTAAAAAAGCTGGACTTGATAAAAAAGACAGAGAACGAATATTAGAACCATTTAAAGGAGGAGTTAATGCTAATGATGCTCAATCTTATATTACTCTTGAAGAATGGATTCGTCGTATTACTGCTGCTGGTGAATTAGATAAATATGCTGGACTTATTCAAAGTTTTACAGATAATACTCCAATAGATAAAATTGATTGGACTAAATTTGCTAATAAAGTTCAAATTCAAAAGAATTTCTATTATGATTTATATTATGATACTACTGTTGGTATTGAAGTTCCTAGACAAGTAAAGAATGCTGAGTTTGTTCTTATTCCTAAACTTATTAAAGGAACAGAACTTGAAAAAGTTTATAATATAATGACTAATAGAGGTATTCATCAAATTAATACTGTTGAAACTGTTAAAGTTGCACAACATAACAGAATGACACTTTGGAATAATGATGGTGTTTTAACTGATGAAGCTCTTAAAGAATTTGATAATAATGTATTTGATAATTCTGAATTATTTAGTTATAATTATCTTTATCGTCAGCAAGAAGTTCCTCAACATATGGTTGATGCTAGTAATAAAGCTGCTATTCAGATTATGAAGAAAATGCTTGATAATCTTCCTAATAAACCTGAACTTAATGACCTTAAAAGTAAAGTATTTAATAATTATGTAGCTAATATTAGAAATAGTTTTGAAAAAACTTGTGCTGAACTTGGTATTGGATTAGATGATAACGGTCATATTGATTTAAATTCTAATGGTACTATTAAAAATCTTAATCGTTTTGTATTCTTTGATAGATTTAAAGAAAATGCTCAACAACAAGGAGTTGAAAAAGCTCTTCTTGAATTTTTTGATTTAGATAGTGCTGGATTTAATAATCTTCCTTTATTCTTATCTAATATTAATAGTAAACTTGAAAGTATTGCTAATAGTTATTTTAATACTAATATTACTAGACAACTTATTAGTGGATGGCATGCTGCTCAGCTATCTGATTTTGGATTTAAAGTTGATAAACAAACTCAAACAGATAGTAAACTTCAATATAAGAAAATTGGAGAAATTGATGGTACTCCTGTTTATTATACTGAAATTAAACTTCCTAGATGGAGTAATAAACTTAAAGGATTAAATATTGAACAAGTTCCTGATAGCTTACGTACTATGATTGGTTATCGTATTCCTACTGAAGGTAAGCAATCTATATGTATTATGTATGTTAAAGAGTTTCTTCCTGATGCTTATGGTAGTACTGTTGTTGTTCCTGATGAATGGGTTACTCAAACTGGTTCTGACTTTGACGTTGATAGTGTTTATGGTATGTCTAAAACATTTAATCTTGTTAAAGGTATTCCAACTGAAATTACTCATGCTAGATATACTAAAAATGAAGTAGGATATATTAATTATGTTAAAGATAATGTAGATAAAGCTAGTCGTAAAATTCTTGGTAAGACTTATAATAAACAAGGTAATATTAGAGCTTCTTTAAAAAATAGCGAAGATGCTATTAATGCTACTCTTGAAGGTTATAATGGCAATCTTAAAGTTGTTGAAAAAATTGCTAATGATGGTGGACTTAAGTCTTACGAATCATACTTAAAACTCCCCGTGGAGGATACAAGTAGTCAAGCTGCTAGAACTAATGCTATTATTCAATCATTTATTGATATACTTAATAATCCTGCTGCATTTGAAGAAAATACTACTACTTCTAATTTTGAAAATGTTAAAGAAGCTAATGAAACTTATGCAGAAATAGTTGGTGCTAATAAAACAACTGTTGCTCCTAGTGATTTCTTTACTCAACTTGATTGGTTTGATGCTGCTACTTCTGGTATTAAACTTAAAGGTATCAGTGTTAATCGAGATACTTTTATGAGTATTGGTAATGTTACTAAAGCTAATCATGGTGAAGGTATTAAAGTTATGTACACTACTGATGTGATTAGTGAGCAAGAAGCTGTTAATAGATATGGTAAAGAAAATGTTGAAACTATTGGTAATAAACATATTCGTATTACTCATAAGAATTTTGGTTGGTCTGAAGATGATAAGAATGTTGATGGCTATTTGATTAATCCTTATAGTTCTCAGACTACTGCCCATATTCTTGATGTTATGAAAGAGGGAGCTATACATAATGAAAATACTTATACATTTAATGCTTTTAAAACCATTGTTGACTTTGGAAGTAATTATGATACTGCTATTGGATTTATGTGGCAACCTGCTATTGATATACTAGTTCGTAAATGGAAAGAAACTAATAGTGTTCTTGCAGAAGGCACTAAAAATCCTCTTACTGAAGCTATTAGAGAAGTTGCTCATAATCTTGGTTTTGGTGAAAAAGTTAATTTTGCTGGACGTAAAAAGCTAATTGATATTATTAATGAAAGTTATGGTGAAACTTTCAAGAAATTATTCAATTTAAGCGTTTCTGATGCATTTTCATCACCTGACCTTATCTTTTCATCAGACGCATATAAATCTCGTCTTAGAGGGGAAATGAATGGCGTTCAGCAGGCTTTATTTGACCTTTATGTTTTAGCACAATTCAATCGGTTAAACTCAATCGGACAGGATATAAGTAATAATCTTAATATTCTTAGTGCTGATAAATATGGTGCTAAACAAAGTTTTTATGCTAGTGATAAAGTATTTAGAGATGCTAGAACTGTTATTGAAAATAGTAATATTTATGCTCCATCCTCTACGGGGGGTCAAACCTTGCTGTTAGAAAGTGTCTTTCCTGATATTAGTGGTGGTATAGATGCGTTTATTAAATCAGATATATCTAAAAGTAGTTATCCTAGTTTAGCTGCATTTTTACAAATGAGTACTGCTCTTAGTGTTAAAGCTACTCAACAAGTATTTGAAACTGCTAATCCTATATTTATTGATTATGTATATAGAATAGCAGAATGGACTAAAGGTGGAATAATGACTGAAAAGTTATATAATGATTATAAAGATTATCTTATTAATAAACTAGAAGTAGGTAATAATGGTAGTTCTTATCTTAATTTACCTGTTACTATTGTTAATGGTAATTTTGTTCACCCTAAATTCATTAAAGAATATGGTACTGGTCAATCTAGAGCTTTAGAAGTTAGTAGAGTTAGTGGTACATTAGTTAATATTAAAACTGATGATGTTGTAGTTAAAAATATATTTGAACCTACACAAACTGAAATTGATGTATTTGCTAGACTTACTCCTGCTCAGAAAGTTGATTGGATTAAACATAATTTTAGTCAAGATGGTAGTGTATTTGAACATATTGAAATAGTTGCTAATGACGAAAGAAATAATCGTCGTAATGTAAATATTCAATATATTAATTACATACAAGGTGATATTACTAATGATGAAGCCCATAGATTGTTTGATAGAGCTTGGAATCATCCCAATCCTCTTATTAAACTTACAGCTCTTGATTTAGTTAAATATGCTTTTATTGTTGAAGGTCATAAATTTAGAACTAGAAATATTAGTAGACTTATAAGTAATACTCCCCTTAGAGGATTGAGTGAGGGCGGAATAGCTATTGGAGATATAGCTATGAAAGGTATTAATAGTTATGGTTTTGTTGATAAAGATAATGTTGAAGATATAATTGGTTTTATTCGTAAGAATTATAATAGTTTTAATTGTCCTAGTTATACATTTAAAAGACTTACTAATAATAAAATTAATTATAGTCTAAAACGTAGTGGTATTATTACTTTTAATGGCCAAGAAAATCTTGATAATGTAGGAATAATAAGAAATGGAGATGCTATTAATGTTATTAGAATTAATAGAAATTTATATATTAAAGGTACTTATAATGGAACTTTAGCTTATTATCCTATTGATAGACTTGAATCATTTGAAACTTATAATAGTATTGAACCTAGTATTATAGCTAATAATAACATTCATAAACCTTTATCTGTTCTTCTTTATAAAAGTCTTACTCAACAAGAAAAAAGAGATAAATTTATTGATGGTATTAAAGATAACATTAATGAAGCTGTAAATAAAGATTATAAAGAAGTTCCTGAACTATATGGTAAATATATTTCTGATGAGTATTTCCAGCCTTTTATGAATACTCCTTTTGAGAATAATACTATATATACTATTAATGATAAATTTTATCTTAACATTAATGGAACTACTGCTATTAATTTAAGCGATGATTTAAAACAATATAAAGCTAAATATCCTAATATTGAAGATAGTAAACTTGGATTGTTTATTAAAATTAATGAAAATGAAATAGATAGAGTTACTAGTAATACTGATAGATATAGTAGTATTGATGACCAAACTCCTATTGGTAGATTTGCTAAAAATGCTAGTTTAGTTATTTCAAGAGCTGTTCGTCATGGACAACCTGCTGCTCAAAATGTTCTTAATGCTCTGAATAATGCTGAAATTAACTATCTTGATAGTAGTAGTCTTTCTGATAATTCTGAATTTTCATTATCAGTTATAGCTAATTATATAGATGTTGAAGCTAATAATATTCTTAATGATATTAATCGTTTTATTAAAATTGATGGTATTGATAAACCTATTAACGATAAAGATGTTATTGGTAAAGTTCTTAAAGATGAACAACTTCAAAATCGTTTCTTAGATGTTATTCTTAGTGCTAATACATTTAAGAATAAATATAAACTTATTAGCGAAATTGATATTGATAGTACAAATCTTGATGATAAAACTAAAGAGAATATTAGAAAGATTCAGAAACTAGTTAATCAAGTTGATTCTAATACTACTGTGCATTCTGCTAGAAAAGATTGGTTTGAAAGATGGATTCAATTACGTACTACTAATCCTAATTATATAAGTGGTCTTATGAAAGAATTTGATGCTTATGGAGATACTGGATTTATGGACTATTGGATACAAGATATTCGTGCTAATCGTAACTTTGTATTGCAAAATATACTTAAAGATGTAATGGGTACTGTTGAAGAAGGTCGTCTTAATGGTATTAAAGAATCTAATGACTTTAGAAATTATCTTAAAGAGCTTAAGACTAGAGCTGCTAAAGCTGGTAAATCTGTTAGTCTTAATAGTATAATTGATGATGATGGTAGATTAATTCAACCTAATAATCCTGTTTGGGAAGAAAAGATAAAGAAGTATAGAGATGCTGCTATTGAAGCTGAACAAAAATTTGGTATAAATAGTGTTGAGCATCTTATTGCTTTATCTAATAAAACTAAATTTATTGATATGACTACTATTCATCAGCTTAAACCAATTACGGTTCAAGATGAAGATGGTAATGATGTTACTATTGAATATTCTACTTATATTATAAATCTTGAAAGAAGTTTATTAGGACTTAAAAAAGGAGATGATGGTATTCCTAAAGAATTTGCTGAATATAAAAGACTTAATAGTAGAATACGAGATATTCTAAGCCAAGCTACTGATAATGTTACTACACAAAGTCAAGATGAAGAACTTGGACGTATATATGTTCAAATGGATAGTCTTACTAGTCTTTACGATGAAGATGGTAATAAAAAGATTGGTCATGATTTAAATGTAGCTGAAAGACTTCGTGCTTATCAAACTAATATTCGTAAAATTAAAGAAATGTTCTATGATAAGCAAGCTAAAGAAGGATTTGATTCTAAACTTAAAGAACAACTTTCTATTATTAGTAAATATGAAAGTCAACGTGATGCTAATGGTAATCTTCTTATTAGTATGGAAGAACTTATGAAAGTTCCTGAATATAAAGAAGCTAAAGAATGGATTCGTAAGAATACTAGATATATTCTTGATATTAAAGATATAGAAGATTTAAATTGGGCATTTGAAGAACTTAAAGATGCTAATAAAGGTAATAGCGTTCTTAATCTTGCTATTAAAGAATTTCAAGCTAAAGATGAATTTAATGTAGTTGATGGACGTAAAATACCTGAAGAACGTGCAACTCTTATAAAAGCTGAAACAGTTAGAAAATATAAATATACTAAAGGCAATGGTATGCCTTATGTTGGTATTATTCGTTCTGCTGAAGATGAACTTAGAATTTATCGTGCTGATTTCTATAATTATCTTACAGGTAATAAATCTAAGAGTGAAGAAGAAATTAATGTAGGAGAAGCTATTAATAAAATACTTGAGAAGTATTTTGATAATGCTACTAGAACTCTTAATACTGCTGATATTAGTCAAGAAGATTTAGAACAACTCAAGACTGGTTTTGAGATATTTAATGAAATTACTAGAGGAGAAAAGAGTACTGATAAAGCTAAAGCAAAACGTGTTGCTGAATTTATTGAAAGTGAATGTGATGTTACTTATAATTGGAAACAATATGAACTTGATAAAAATAGAGCTTTTGCTAAAGGTAAAAAGTATTATGATAAATGGTTAGAAGTATTTAGTGAACAAGTTGAAGAAAATGGAACTATTGCAGAAAGACCTAATCAAACTATTTATGGTATTATTAAACCTAAAGATTTAGATAAATGGACTGATATTGATAGAACTGCTGCAATTAATATTCTTCAAAAGAGAACTAGAGAAACTACTACTCAATATTATTATATGAAAGAAAGAGAAGTTCTTGACAAATATGGTATTGATAGTGTTGAATATAAACAATGGTATAGAGATAATCATTATTTTGACCCATATACTCGTACTATTAAACCTATTCGTATTTGGACTACTATGCAAATGATTAAAGATGATGGTTCAGCTGTTGTTGGTAATTATGAACCACGTATTAATCAAATGCATATTACTCCTAAAGAAGAACTTATTAATCCAGAATATAGTAGTTTTGTTAATAAGTATAAAGTAGGAACTGGATATGATAATACTGTTTATACTAATCTTAATGAGTATCAACTTGAACTTATGAATAAAGTAAATGAACTTATGAAAAAATATTGTTTTACTAATAGTAATAAGAGATATGTTGATATGGGTTATCTTCCAGCTTTACCTAAATCTAAAGATATGACTGTTAAAGATTACTTTGAACAAGCTCTTAGTTTTCTTGGTTGGACTGCTAATGTTCCTAATAATACTGGATGGAGAAATAATGAAGATTTAACTTTTGATAAAGATTATGATATTCCTAATCCTAGATTATCTCAATTAGCTAATAAAGATACACAACAACTTCCTACTATACCTAAATTTAAAGAGCCTAATGAAAGTGATGAGGAATTTAGTAAACGTAAAGCTGCTGCTATTAAAGCTAGAGATGAGATTATTGAAAAGAATAATAAAATTCATAATGATATTCTTAATCGTAATTGGGAAGAAGTATTTAATAGTTTCTTAATTGAAAGTAATAGATATAATGCTATTAAAACAGTTAAAAATCTTCTTTATACTGCCGACCAAATTATTACTAGTAATACTGCTTATGATATAAATTATAAAGGTAGTATAACTGAAAATAGAGAAGCTAGTGCTGGTGGTGAAATTGAATATAAACAAGAACAACAAACTAGAACTAGTGAACATCTTAGAAGTTTTATACGTCGTCTTGTATTTGAACAATATAAAGATAATAAAACTCCTAATCTAGTTAAACTTGGTTCTCTTGCTCAAAACATTGCTGGTAGTAAATATATGATGATGAATATTACTGGTGGTATAGCTAACGTTCTTACTGGTTCTAGTAATATATTTATGGAAAGAGCTGCTGGTGAATATATTAATCTTAAAGATTGGGAAGCTGGTAAATCTGAATGGATTAAAGGAACTGTTAGTTATATGGCTAATATGTATAGTGAAAATAGTAGTACACTTCAAGATGCTATTATTAAACTTAGTCATGTAGTCGATTTTGATAGAGTAACTGAAGTTAGCACTGCTGAAGGTCTTAAAGAAAATATTCGTAGAGTTCGTGGATTATTATTTAGCCCTCAATCTGTTGGTGAGCATTATATGCAAAATGTTATGTTATTTGCTATGCTTAAATCTCATAGACTTGTTGATAACGGTAGAGGCGGTTATGATGTAATGAGTAAAGAAATGTATCATCGTAAAGCTGAACAAGATGCTCTTATGTCAGTAATTAATACTCCCCGTAGAGGAGAGAGCCAATCTCTTCTTGAACAATTCAATAAGTTCATGGATGAAGCTAAAGCTGATAATAAAAAACGAGCTAAATATAATCTATTTAAAGCTAATCCTATATTTGATTTTGTTAAAACTTATCTTAATGAAGAACAACAAAGAGAATATATAGCTAAGCGTAAAGAACTTATTAAGAATATTGATAAAAAGTTTGCTAAACTTCCAGATATTTATAATCAATTTGAACTTAAAGATGGAATTGCTCAAATAAAATCTGATAGTAAACTTACTCTTAAAGAATATGCTAAATTTATTGATAAAGTTCGTGAAGTAAATAAGAAAGTTCATGGTGTTTATGATAAACTTGGTTCTGCTAATATTGAACAACATTGGTGGGGTGGTATGGTTATGCAATATCATAAACATCTTTATCCCGGTTTTAAGAAACGTTATCGTTGGAATGGTTATTATAATGAAACTCTAGGTACTATTGAAAAAGGTAGTTATACTAGTCTTTATGATTATTTAACTATTCCATTTAAAGAAAGTAACGTAGGAGAAATTAATAATGTAAGTGATGTTCTTAAAGCATTCCAAACTTATGGTAAAAATTTACTTTCATTTGCTGTTAATTTCAAACTTAATTATGAACTTCTTCCTGAACATGAAAAAGCAAATATTAGACGTAATTTAGGTGATTTACTTTATGTAGGTGCTGCTATTATTGGAGCAATTGCTATAACTGGTATGGGAGGTGATGATGATGAAAGTATTATTTATAATCTTATGCTTTATCATGCTGACCGTCTTGCTTCTGAAGCTGCTTCATTTACTCCATTTGGAGCTTATGCTGAAGGTAAAAAATTATGGTCTAGTCCTGTTGCTATTGGACAAACTATTAATGACTTACTTGGTACTACTGCTATGGCTGCTAGATTCCTTATTGAAGAAGATTTCACAGAGGAATATACTACTGGTAGATATAAAGATATGAACAAGTTTGAAGTTATGGCTATACGTAATATACCTGTTATTCGTAGTATTAATCGTGTTCTTGATTTACCTAATAATAATAGTTATTATAAACTTGATGAAAATATACTTAGTATTATACCTTATAAAGATATAGCTAAAGATATATTTGAATAAGCTGGACTTGAATCTAGTAAAAAATAAGGGCTTGCCTATGGTATCACTACCTAGACAAGCCCTATTTATTTTATCATTAATAACTTAATAATCAAGAACTATTTTTCCATCTTCATTTACAATAACATCTTTATCATTATACATTTCTTTATATAATTGTATAAACTCTGTATAATTACCTCTAAATATATAATTATGATTAACTATATAAACAGATTTACGAGTAGTAGGTTTAATAACATTTGCTGTATAAAGAGTTTGAAGTGCTTTATAAAATGTATGTGATTTAATCCCATAATATTCAGTTATAGCACTTTCAGTAAATTCAATAACATTACTCATATAAGCTAAATTTCTACATATATAATTAAATAAATGTAGAGTAGCTTCATTAAAATAACGTTCTTTATCAAGAATTTCCATTGCAACTCCTACATAATCTCTACCTTTAATACCTAACTTATTAATATTATAAGTAGTATTAGTAATAGAAATAACTTGCATAGTATCCATAACCTCAACTGTTTTGTTAGTATCATAAACAGTTGGAGCTATATTACTAGCAACTTCAGCAATACGTTCTTTTTGAGCATCAACAAACTTTTTAATAAGTTTAGTATTAAAACGATAAGTAGCCATAAAATCATTTTTAAATTCAACATTATATTTACTTTTAATTTCAACAAATGTACAAAAAATATGCCTATATGGAGCATAGTTTCTCATAAAAATTATGTTAAATATGCCTCTAAAGGGCAGTAAATATTTTTATAACTACTTGATTATCAACAACAAAAAATGTTAACCCTATCTAAGATATATACGATAAGAAGCTTGTCCATTAGTAATATCTTAATTAAAACCATCATCATTATTACCAATAACACACATAAGAATAACAAAAACTATAATACCAATAACAAATAGTTTTCCACTATATTTATCCATAGCTTCGTTATCACTAATATTATTAGCAACTGCCAATAGTTTAACACCACCAAATATAATTCCAAGAAGAACAATAAATGCAACCATAATTATAATATATTTAAGTTTAACAATAAGATAAAAATAAACCCCAGTAGTAAGACTAGCTTAGCTACCGAGGTTTCAGTCATGCCAACGACTATAAGTTTAAGGATTAGTAGAACGCTCCGCTTCGCTACGCTCAACTCCCCGTAGAGGATGGAATAGACTAGTATTCATTCAATCAATATAATCATTATTATTAATAACTATACTAATATTACTAGCATAACTACCGTTCCATCCTCTACGGGGAGTATAGCGAAGAGTGCGTAGCACTCGTAGCGGTTCCAAGCTAACCATTAAATTAAATAAAGCCAGCTCTATTAGAGCTAGCTTTAAGTATAACATATAAACCATTAGCATTAATACTATTTACTTCTTTAGTCCATATTTAGCCCATTGAAGAACAAATCCAAGACCTTCCCAAATTTTATCTTCAGCTTTAATTTGAGCATAATTAGCACCAACATTTAAATCAAAGTTTTCAGGTTTTACACAAGCTGCTTGACCATGAACTTCAAATCCAGTAAGACAAGTAAGAGTAGTATTAGTTGTTTTAGTACCAACTTTTACATTTTCAATATCTTTAATAAATCTCTTAATATCATTTTCTTTAAGAACATCTCCAGCAGGGTCTTCAAGTTTATAATAAGCTTTCTCAAACTCTTTAGCAGGACTCCAAGATTTATATCCATCTGGATAAGTTACTTCATAACCATCTTCTTCAAAAGAATGATTACCAATTTTATAACCTTTGTCATTTGCTTCGCGAGCTGTCATAGGAACAGCTTCAATCATTTTAACACCAATAAATTTAGCCATAATTTTAAAATTTAATTATTTATTTAATAGTAGTAGTAATTATTACAAATCTATCATCTACATGTTCAACATCAATAGCCTGAAATTCTTTATATTCAGTATCTTCAACTAAAACAAGTTTATCTTCATCAAATTGTTGAAGTTTATCTATAAGTTCTTTAACTGTCATAGTTTATTCTTTTTCAAGTTTATTAATAATATCTTTAATATAATCACTAGGAAAACTACCTTCAAGTCGAGCTAATTCTTTTCTTTTATAATCATTATCGACTTTAGTAATAACAGTAGTAGGAAATTTAGTAATTTCTTTTCTTAGAATATCATCTAGATTTGTATTACGAATATTAAGAGTAATATCACAATTAGCTTCATTAATAGCATCAGTTATATTTTTAATTGCTATTTTACAAGCATCACAACCATCTCTAGTAAAACAATCAATACGTATCATAACACAATAGTATTATTTTTAACAGCTTCTTTAATAGTATTAGGAACTCTAAGAAGAGTATTCTTAATCATTTCAGTAGTAAGACTATCAGAATATACATAAGTAGCATAAGTTCTCCAACTATCTTTAATTACAACAGCAAACTTATTCGGATTATTAACATTAGTTTGAATATATTCTACTTTAGTATTCTGATATTTCCACATCCAAGCAATAGCATCAGCACATTTAGCACGAGTTATACAATCATGTTCATCAATAAACGCTTCAACAAATATATTATTTGTTTGTCTTGTAGGTTCATCTCCAGTAAGATAATTAATATCATTACGAAGTTCTTCCCAAGTAACAGAATTACTATATCGTTTATATTCTGTATCATCTCGATATATAATACAAGTAGGATATTCAGTAATATTCTTACCGGCAACAGCCTTTTCAAGTATCATATCTTCAAGAATAAGATGGTCAGGAAGATTTTTAAAATTACATTGAACATTAGTACCAAATAAAGCTATATCAATAGCTTCTCGCATAGCTTCTGTTTTATCTTTATCAGCACTTTTATAATAAAATTCAATTTTAACCATAGTATTCGTATAATATAATGAGAATTTATAAAATTAGCTATTTTAAAGCCCCACATTGAATGATATTCATATCGTGATAGATTAATCACAATAACAATTAAAATTCAATGTAGGGCAAAAGAATCATATCTATGACTTTCCTAGCAGCTTGCGAAGATACTTTCTAATAGTGTAATCGCTTTGCACACCATGTAGAATATCACCATTACAGTAAGCAGTAGGAGCATCACTAATACCAGCGCTACGCGCTTCTTGTCTACCAGTATCAGTATATAGATTATACCTAATAAGATTAAACCTACCGGCAAACTCAGGAAGAGCAAGAGCTTTATGAAGCCTTTCTTCAAAAAGTTTACTAACATTACAATCAGGTAAATAAAACAAGATTAACTTTTTCATAGATAAACTTCATTACCTTCAACTTTAGCATCACTAAAATGACTTTTAAAACTTTCAACACTTCTACACCATAAAGGTTCAAGCCCATTAAGTTTATAAATAACAGCAGGAATCCATTCACCTGTATCTGGATGTTTCATTTTAGTAATACTAATAATTATATATTCATTAGATGTTTTATTATGAATATAACGAGCACCAACTTTAAGCTTTAGCTCCTCCACCGGTTCCTTCTCCAAATCCTTTGTTTCCACGTTCACTTTCTCCTAATTCTTCAATAGATTCAACTTCTTTCCAACTAATACGTTCAGCACTATTAATAATAAGTTGACAACATCTATCTTTACCATCACAATTATATGGCGGAGTATAAAGTTTATCAAGAATATTAGTAGTTGTAGCTCTAACATTATTAAGTTTAAGTCTAGCATTACCAATCATACTATCAGGTAAATGCATATGTTCTCTCAACTTATCAACTATTTCAGCAAGAGTAGATACAGCATGAACTAAATCTCTAGAAGTACGATTCTTAAAAATAATAAGAAGTTCTCCACGATAACCCCAATCAAGAGTACCAGGAGCATTAGGCATATAAAAGTCAGATTTAGTAAGATTACTTCTAGGACGTAAAGACATTTCATTAGGTTCACCATTAGCATCATCTCCAATATTAAATGCTAAACCTGTATGATAAATAAATCTATCTTTATCTACATCATATTCATAGCAAATAGGATAAATATCCATACAAGCATCACCTTCTTTACCATAAGTAGGTAGAATGGGTTGAACCATACAACATTTCTTTACATCTACAACATCTTCACTAAGAAGTTTAATTTCTTTCAGTTTAAATACTTTTACTTCCATATACAATTAAATTATTAAATTAAAGAGCTTCTGCAAGTGCAAAAGCATTTTCTATTTTTCTTGATTTATCACCATAACAAATACTATCAAATCGCTTAGTACCTTCAATATTATCTATATTAGAATAATATCCACTAATAGCATTAACTGCACCCCAAGCTGTACCAAGAATATCTCTTTGACCTGGACCATCAAAATAATAACTATAAGTATCAGAAATAACATTCATTTTTCTACTACTTATTTTACTATCAGTTAAAGCTAAACCACTACGATAAGCAATATCTTTAATAGTATGTCCTGTATCTTTTAGACGTTGAATTTCATCACTAGTAAGAAGATTTTCTCCAATAAATTGAATTACATCTTCATCAGTAACTTTAATATTAGCAAGTAAATTACAATATTGACCAAATTCTTCAGATTTAATTTTACTAATTCCAAGTATTTCTTGTGCAACAGAAATCTTATTATGAACACTAGTTGTATGTCGAAAACTAACATAATTACTACTAGTACGAATAGCAGCATTAAGAGTATTTTGACAAATAACTCTAATAGGAGTAAATAAAATCTTAACTCCACCACTACCATCATGAGTATTAGTAAATACTAGATAATTTTCAACAGGGTCACCTTTAACAAGAATATTATTAGGAAGTTTAGCACTTACAAATATTCTCTCACCATTTCCCCAAAATCCAGCAGTTTGCCAAATAGCAGAATTTTTACCAATAGCGTCATCAAAGAAATTAAAAGCATCATTGTTTTGTACAATAGTATATTTACTTTTAACAACACCTAAAGGAATATTGTAATCAGTACGATAGGTAGCAAAGGCGTTATCACACTTACGATAAATGTCAGTACCAAAAACATGAGCGCCTTCTTTTTGTTCTTTAATAATTCGGTCAAGTTCTTCATCAGTTCCAGTAAGTTTAATAGGCATTTTACCAACTAGTTCACATTTAGCTACATTAAAATTAAGTCCAGCTTTAAGCATAACTTCTTTAGCAGTAGCACAATCTGATACATCAATAGCACCAGAATAAGCCCAAGGTTTACCTTTTACTTTATACATATTATTTATGACTTATACGTAACATAACACTTTCAATATCTCTAACAGCTTGGTCTTTATTAACACCATAAGTATCCATATACCATTTTATTAATTCTTTTACTTTTTCTTCTAGTTCCATAATTAGCAAGATTAGTAGTGTTGACTCCCCGTGGAGGATGAACTTAATTCTGTTCTCTACGGGGAGTATAACCAAATTATTTAATAATAAGACTAGTATTTTCAACAAGTTTAGCTATACTAATATCTCTACCATCATTAAGAATATTCTTCATAGTAGTTTTATTAACACTGCTACTTCTAGTCATTTCATGTTGATGATTAAAGAAAGTATTAAGTAAATCAAAATTAATTTTATTAGCTAAATCACCAATAGGTTTTTCAATTTCAAATTTAACTTTAATACAATCTAAATCATCAAGCGTAAAATAACCTCCAGTTTCTTCTCTAAGTCTAGCAGATTGTTCAGGATATCTTTCAGTAAATTTATCATTAATTTGTTCAAGAAGAACATCTCTACTAAATGAGAAATTACTATCAATCATATCATTATCCCAAAGAGATTGTAAATGTTCAAGAACTAAATCAATAAATATCTGATTAAGATTTTCATCAATTTCAACACATTTACTATTTTTAGTATAGAGTTTACTATCAACTAAATTAATAACTTTATTACCAGACTTACCTAAATCCCCATAAGCAATAACAGCATCAAGCATAACTCCTTTAAGTCTTTCAGCATTGTTTTCTTTAGTTTTACGAAGAACAGCTAATCGTTGCTCTTCCTTTTTACAAGATTCAGCTTCAAGATTAAGTACAGTATATGCTTTACGATAACCATCAAGTTTAGATTTAAGATTATCTTGTGTAATAGCAAGACGTTCTTCAAGTTCAGGAGTTAATTCACCTCCATTTTCTTCTAACTCAAGAAATATATCCTCAAGTTCAGTAGTAATATTATAAATATTTGCCATTATTTTCTACGTTTAGATACATTATAAGCAGAACGATAATAAGGATTTAAATAACCAAATAAATGAGTATAATCACTAGCAGTCATTTTATCAGTATTAGTTCTATATTTATAACTAGCTTCAATATATTTTTTCCATAGTTTTTTTACTCAAACCAAGATTACCAACAAATCCACCATTTTCAAATACAATGGCTTCTGTATTTTTAGTAGTTCTAAAACGGTTATTAAAACCATAAAATCTTCTTCCCATAACTTTAATATTTAAATAGTTAATAATTTATTTATTATTTCTCATTTCTTCATATGCTTCTTCTTCAAGTTCAGCAGTAACATCTTCAAGACGAATACCTTTTAAACAAGAACATTCTTTCCATTGAATACTATAATTACAAGAAAGAATAAGTAAATTAATATTATCAGCATCAACAGCCATAATCCAATTATCAGGAGATATTTCTACTTCAACACAATCAATATATATTGTTTCTTTAGGCATCCATCCTTTATCAATATAATATTCATCTAATAAACAAGTATTAAAATATCTACCAGTAAGAACATTATTTTTATGTTCAAATAGTCCTCCATGCCAGCAAATAGGATTTTTATTTTTAGTCCATTCTTTAGTATCAAAACTATATCTATCAGTAGCTCGTTTACTAAAAGCTTCATTATAATGAATACTACCATCTGGCTCTTTGAATACATCTCCTTTACGTCTGTTTTGACAAGTACCATCAGAACTTATTTGACACCATTCATCATCAGTAAATCGAAGAGGACTAATAATATCCCAATCACATAGTTTTTGAACAAGATTAATTTCCCAAGGAGCGGAATCACCGGAATTACCATGAGAAGCAAATACAGCAACAGCTTCAATTACTTGTTGATACATCCAATCATCCGGACCACCTTCTCCTTTACCATATCCAGCAAGTTTAAGTTCTTTAATAGCATGTTTACAAATATTACTTCTTCTAATAACTTTAGCTAAAACTTTCTTATTAATAAGAGGTTTATTATTTTGCTTTTTAATATAACGCTTACTTTTCTTCATCTTTAATTACTTTAAGAACAACAATATTACATAAAAGACCATAACAAAGATATTTATTAAATACACAATCAGGACAATTTCCAATATGTTTATTTTTAACATATTTACATAAAAGTGTTACTTCTTTATCATCTTTACACCTAATTGTAGTATAAAGAAATTCTTCACCATCATTTAAATCATTAGTGAAATTAGTACCACTATAATTTTCAACATGAAAGTGTTTAAGTTTATCAATCTCTGAAGTTATATCCAAGTTCCATTAAATTATTTCTAATCATACCAGCTATAATTTTAGCATTAGGATGAGGAATACCAGTAGTACCATAATAACGTAAATCAATAATATGACGCCATTCTCTTACGGAATATGTATAAATACATCTAGTAGCAGTATCAAGAGGAAGTTTACCACGAGCATCTTGACGACGGATTTTATATTTATCTACAAGAATTTTATATTCTTCAAAATCTCTTTTACATCCATTAAGATAAACATTTATAGCTTCATTTAAAATAATATTATTATCATTATTAAATAATTCAGCTTCTTCTTTGCTTATCCAATGAGGTCTACAAATACTTCCATCTTCATAAACATATCTAGTTGATTTTTCAGCAATACTATTAGGACTAACGCGGTTTAATTCACGAGAAGTACTAATTTGTGTATCAACACAAAAAGTATATCTCATCATATGAAATCCTATTTCAGTATTACAAAAATCTTCAATAGGAACAATATATTTAGATAGATAACCAAATTGTGTTTTATGGTCTAAAACCCAATTACCATTAACAGTTATATAATAAACATGTTTTTCATAATGATAACTAAAACCAATAGTATTAGCATAATTAATAACAATAGTTTCTAAAGTTTTATCACTATCATTAGCAATCATATAATAAGTTCCATGACGAAACATACTCCAATGTTCATCATTAATAAGTCGTTTAATAGTAGCTTCATCATTACCTGTTTCTCTACCATAACAAACTCTTGCACATCTAGCAACATGAGCTTTAGCATCATCACCTTGTTTCCAAAGCTCAACTTTTGGTTCAATTATTTTCATCTTCTTTATTATTATAAAAATCTTTAACTACATTTCCAAATACACTATAAAAATGTTCTTTAGGTATAATATTAATAGGCTGTATAGAATCAAGCTCTTTAAAAAACTCTTTAAGACCTTTATTTCTAATCCATAAAGTATCATAAGTAGCAGTTATATAATTATCTTTATCCATGTCACAAGCTATAAAGCAAGTTTCACTATCAAGTTTATCTATACATTCTTTACATACAATAGCTTCAGCTATTTGTTTACTCTTACTAGCATCTTCTTCAACAGAATTTCCAAGCGGAGTATAACCAATAACTTTACCACAACATATACAAACTCTAGCAAGAGCATTTATACCAAAAATAGGATGTAATTTCATACCATATAATCAGTTACAAATTTAAGAACTTTATAGAAAAGACCAACAAGAGTACCAGTATTATCAATAACATAATCATCTTGAGAAATTTTAATTTGTTCACTTTCATGATTATCATTATTAACTCTTCTATCTACTCTAATTATTTTTCCACCATAATATTTAATAGCCATACATTCATCTTCAAATCTAGCATCAGCTATAATACATTGTCCTTTACTGTTTTTTATATTAAATGCTTTATTCATAGTATAACGAATAAAAGCTTCTTTCCAAAAATGATTTCTAATAATATTAGTACCATAATATTGAAGAAGAACTCTAATTTTAATACTAACATTATTACTATATAAAACAAGATATCCAGCTAAATCATCATATTTTAATATAGTATCATTACTATTATCAATAACATAAAAAACTTCTTTAATATTAGTAGAAACAATACCAGTCTTAAAATTATAATAATAATTTTCTTTAATTTCTTGTCTATCTAGAAGTTTACGGTCAATACCACAAAATTCAGATATATCATCTTTAAGTTTATCAGCAAAATGAATAATTATTTCATCATTTTCGATAAAATCATTTTTATGATAAAGAAGCCAAGTATCATAATTAGCTTTCATAATACCATCATGAAGAATATAACTAATCATAGAAGCAACTGTATCTTTACCACTTCCTTTAAATCCTTTAATACCAACAATAGAAACTTTATTAATACTCATAGTAATTTGTTTTTGTTTATCAAGACAAATATAAAAATATAATAGGAATTTACTAGTAAATATGATACTGAATTTAATGTTAAATATCATAGTGAGAATGACGCATTTTAAGGCTCACCATGACACGCAAATTTTATCGTGATAGATTAATCATTCTGATATATAAAATTGAATACAGGCAAAAAGAATCATGTCTACGAGCGTGTCATATACAATTTTACACCCATGTAAAACAGAAAAGCCTAGCACATCATATTGTGTACTAGGCTTCACCTTATTCAATATCTATATGATAAATAATACAAAAATCATTACGTCCTTCTACAAACTTAACATTAATATTAAAATCATCTTTAGACACAACAAAAGCATTACGCAATCTTGTATCGAGAAGTCTAATAACTATATTAGGAATATATAACTTAAATCCAGTATTAGCATCTCGAATAATAGGAACACTATTATTAATTCTATTATCATTATATAAAATCACATAAAGTTCATTACTTTTAGTTATATCATTATATCTAACAGCAAAATTATAACTTTTAGCATCATAATCAGTAAACAGAATAATAGATTTATAATAACAACTAAAATAAGATTTAGTTCTATCAAAATTATTATTTCTAATTACATTATAATCTAGTATCTCCATTTATAACAACAGTTTTAATATGAAATGGAACTCTAGCAACGCCACTTCGTTCGCCATATTCTATATGAACAGTTCTACCAATATAAGATTGAGAATCGAATAAAACTTCTTGTTGAACAATATGATTAACACTTAAACGAGTTTCAAATTTTTCATCATTAATATCATTTTTACAAAGAAGAATAGGTAAATCACGTTTCTTTTCTTTATAAATATCAAGAATTATAAAATCTCCTTCAGCAACACCTTTAAACTTCTCCATATAATTCGCTCTACGCCTACCATATTGATAATCAGTTTCGGTATTACGAAGTATAAGACCTTCAAAACCTAGATTAATAAATTCATTTCTAGCTTTAATAGCTTTATCATCATTATCAATATATATATTAGGAAGAATAATCAATCGTTCTTTATTATTATAATGTTCTTCAATATTATTAAAAGAAGTAGAACTTTTAATATGATAACGATATATATTTCTATGAGTTTGTCCACCTTCCATCATAATATCATAACACCAAAATTGAAGAAGTTTATTTTGAACACAATTAGCATCTTTAACAAAATGATTAATTTGATTAACAGTATAACCGGGAAGATAAACTTCGCCATCAAGTGCTGCAAATCCGTTAATCATATCGTCGATAATATTTGTATTAATAGTAGCAAGCAAATAATCTTCAAGATAGCCAAGAGTATGCCAAGTAAGACCTTCACGACTTTGGAAACGAAGCCTAACAGGTTTAAACATATCATTTTGAGTATAAGCAGTAACAATACAACGTAGACCATTAATCTTATACTGACCATACATACAACTGACTTTTTTCCAAACATTACCATTATACGTTTTAGCAAGCATTGGAAGTAGAAGATTACTGTTTCCATTACTAAGGTCTTTAGGTAGATAAGTATTTAGAAAATTAAATAGAGTATCATTATCTCCATCCTCCACGGGGGGTAAACCCTGCATATCACAAAGTTCATTAAGATAAGTATATCCTTGTTTAATTTTATCATTATATCTACTTTCAAGTTCTTTTTGACCATCTTTTTGAGTAACAGCATAAACTTCTTTACGAATATTACCTCGTACAAGACCATAAAAAACAGTGATACTATTAGTACCACTGTCAAGTTCAGCCCACCAAACAGTAGGCACACCATTGTTATTTCTACGATAAAGTTTATTCATTATGTTCACTTATTTTTAAACCATTAAATGCAAAACTAACAGCTTTACCACCTAGAAGTTTAGCTTTACGCTGAGCAATCGTTTCCTTTTTAGGCTTAATAGCCTTTGCAATACCGGTGCTAACATCAATGGGTTGACCTGTAAAGACATCTTTTGATTGATTAACTCTGCTAGAACTTCTAGCGCGTTTCCTTGGTTCTTTACTATAATATCGTACTGGGTTTCTTCTCTCGAAATCAAGATTTTTTTCATGTATATCAATAATTCTTTTAATAATAGTATTACGATAATCAATATAACTTTGAGCTTTTTCTGGATGATGTTCTAGAATAAGATAAAGTTTATCAAGAATATATTCAATACTAGAAAGAGTAATACGATAACCATAATTAATAGTTTGTCTAGGACGAGAACCATCAGGATAAATAATAGTACAATCTAAATCTTTAATATAAGATTCAATTGTATCAGCCATTGTAGATTTATCAATAACATAATTAATATATCTAATATCTCTATCATCTAGCTTTTCTTCATATCCTTTTATTATCATAGATTTTCTTTCTTACATTTATAAATAATAATACGAGCTGGCTTACCTATAAGACAATGATTATATTTAAACCATTCAATAATATCAAATGTAGGATAAGTTTTAGCTATTCCTTCAACAAGAGCATAACCTTCTTGATAATTAAAATTACTATGAATAGTTCCACCGTTATCAGTATCAAGTAAGCTAAACTTTTTGATATATTCAACGTCATCATTAGAAGATAGATTAATTTCTCCATAACAATAAATATCTTTTTTATCAATACGTTTACCATCTACATTAATACATTCCCATTTATCAAGATTTTGTTCATCCTCTTCAGTAATTGGACGCATAACCGTATATGTAACACCAGCTAAACTTTTAGTATGGCAAAGTATTACTTTCTTCCGTATCCCAAGTAAATTCAGTTTCTTCTCCATAATTCTCTTCTATATATTTAACAACTTGCTGAGTTAGTTCATTAATAACATTTGTAGAATAACTACTTCTCAATTCTGCAAAATCTTTAACGCCAAGTTCTTTAGGAATAATAATAGGTATAATATCATAATCATTCTTAAGAATCACAGCTTCCATAAGACCAGTTCTATCATTATCCATAAGGCTAATAAGAAAACCATTCCGATTAAGTTTACTACGAAGCCAATCATATTCAATTTGACGAAGTTTATAAGTTTCATGTGGAATATTAACAACACCAATAGTTTTAAATTCAAAGGTAGACCCCCCGTAGAGGATGGAATGATTAATACTCTTTAGATAACATTCAAGACTTAATCTATCTTTAGTAGATTTAGTTATAATAATAACGTCATAATTATCTAATTCAAGATTAATAATTCCTTCAATAGTATTACTATTAGTTATAAACTTAACTTCAGTTTTCTTATTTCTATTTGGAAAATACAGTTTAACATTAACTATTCCTCTTTTATCTTGCCCAAGAACATAACCATAACATAAATCTGTTTTATCTTTATCGTAAAAATATTTAGGAATAGGATTAGTAGAACGATTAATATAAAATTGGTCAACAGGATAAACAAAATGAGTATTAAGAAAATTAAGATTAATACCAAATTGTCCCCAATACTTAGCATCTAAATTATTCCACGGACGAGTAACAAGTTCAATAATAGGTTTATGATTACGTACATTACTAATAGCCCTAGTAATACTATAATCATTGTTTTCATCTTTATCTTGTCCATAAATAATATTTCTAAAAGTATAAGCAATATGTTTAAGAACAAATAGAAATTGACTTTTAATAGAAATATCAATTTGCTTATGAACAATTTCAGAGAGTACAGTTGCAGCAGCATCTATACAATCTCCCCACCAATATCCAGCAAAATCTCTTCCTTTAAGTTTATTCCTATTATCATATCTAAAACCAAAACTAGGATGAGTATCTTCACGAAAAGGACTAGATATAAATTCTCCTGTATCTATACAATGCTGTATATCTTCAACACTAATTCCAGTATAAGTGCTAAAAATAGTAATTTGACTAACTTTAGAGAAAATATAATCTTTAGTTAAAATAGTATTACTAATATTTCTTTTCATAATATTTCTAATTTGACCTTTATCGTGAACATATAAAAAAAGAGGATTAGGCACTAAAATAGTACCCAATCCTCTTACATACAACTATTTAACTAACTTTAATTTTTTAAAATGGTAAATCTTCTGTTGGATTAACAAAAGCACCAGCAGCATCATTACCACCGCCAAATGGACTAAAATCTCCACCTCCATTAAATCCACCAACAGGATTCATAGGAACAGCAGTTTGAACACCAGGCATTACACCTACACCAGGCATAGCAACATTCGGCTGTTTAGCTTGTTCGGCAGATTTTTGATAAACAATACTTTCTTTATAAGGGTCAATATGCAAACTAGGAGCAGATTGTTCTTTATAAAGTTCAATAACTCCATCGTTAATAAATGTAGGAAATCCTAAATCACCAAATGAAGATTTACTTCCAACAACAGCACGCCATTTACCATCATTCTTAACAAAACGAAGAAGTTTCATCCAAATGGTAATAGGTTTACCTTTAGCATCATTATAAACAGGTTTACCATTATTGTTAAGTAATTTAACATAATTTTCAAACACAGTCTTATAACCAGCTATAACTTCTTCAGCCTCAACAGGTACATACTGCATATTTTCATCAAAATCTTCAAAAGGCAAAGTAAGAGCATCAATTTCTTCTTCTGTTAAATCACGACCTTTAAGAACAAATACATTATATATATGTTTCATAAAGCGGAAAATGTTATCAACTTTCCAAGCACCTTTACCACCGGGAATAGTTTCAACATTACTTTCAGCAGGAAGAAGACGTTGAGTTACATAACGACGTTCATTGATATTTTCATGATTACTAGCAAAAGTGAATGTAAGATAAGGAATACTCATACCAGCAAATGAAGGCATACCTTGAACATCATCTTTCAATGTAGCCCAATCAACTTTAACATCTTCAAGATGACCAACAAACAAGCCATTAGCTTTGTTGCAATCAGTACGTTCATCAAACTTTTTACGAGTTACATCACGTAAATCGTTATTAATACCTCTACCTCTACGTTTTTTAGGAGTTTGTACTTCTGCATTAGCAGTTTGTTCAGCACTTGCTACAACAATAGCTTCATTCTTAATTTCTTTTTCTGTCGACATAATTAAAGTAATTAAAAGAATTATTAGATAAAATAAGAGCTGCACTATTAGCAATACTAACAATGCAGCTCTATGTTCAAGATACTATATTTCTAGGACGAAGATTTGATTATTCAGCAGTTTCTTCTTTTTCAGCTTTCTTACCGATACGAATAGGTTCTTCATCTTTATATTCGGTAAGCATTGCAATCTTAACAACAATATCTTTATGACCGTTATTAACAACAGCTTCTTGCAAGTTATCAATATCTACTGTATAAACACGATTCTTAGAAGTAGCTTCTTCATCAGTCATATCAGCTTTCAACTGTTTCCAAACATTAGAATCAGTAAAGTTAAGAGTTACACCAATACCAGACAAGGCAGCAGTATTAGCACACTTAGAACCTTTAATCTTAGCAACTTCATCACCTTGAATACAACTAATCAAAAGTTCTTTTTGTTCATCTTCTGTAATACCTTCACGTGTAAGAGCAGCTTTAAGTTCTTCATTAGAAGAAGATAAAGCACCTTCAAGAGTTTCTTGGAAGTAAGTATTAACATACTTAACTTTATCATTCTTAGTCATACGAACACGAGTAATACAAGGATTACCATTCTTATCCAATTCAGCAATACCTTTAGCCAAAGCCCAAATATCAAATTCAGCATGAACAGCCATAGCAGCTTCGGGAGAATCAATATCCAAACCTTGTTCTTCACAGAAAGCAACAACTTCGGGTACTTTATTAATAATAGCATTATCAATGTTTGCACAGTTATTAATGAACATTACATATTCACCATGAGCAATGCCGAGAGCTTTAGAAACTTGGGCAGTCATACGGAAACTACCGGGAGTAGAAACAACTACCAATTCAGGTTCTTCACTAACTGCTCTTTGACCAGCATTAACAATACCCATACCAAAACTCAAACCTTTCTTAAAGTCTTTCATAATTTTTGTAATTTAAAAGTGAATAATATCAGTCATACGACTGTTTTGTTTAATAATAATTTCTTTAGTTTGTTTATGTTATTGAATTTCAGTAATATCAATAATATCTTCATTACTCAAATCAATACCTTGCATAGTCTTTAATTCTTCTGTACTTAAACAGCCCATAATTAAATCATTAGCAATTTCACGAGCACCATAAACAAATGCTCTATGACTTATCATTATCTTAGGATATTTCTTATAAGTATCTTTTTCAAAACATCCAGCAACAATAGCATCTTTATAAGTAAACTCACCAGTAGCAACCATATTACGTTCTCCAATTTTACGATAAAAACGATAACTAGTAATATAATCAATAGGAACAGCAGGTATTCTATAAACAGGAACTTTACCAGTAGAAGCAATTTGTTTAGCTTCATTAGGATTAGTAGCTATTTCAAACTTACCATTAAGTTGATATTCTTTATATACATTGCCATTATAATCTTTATAGTATTTAACAGGATAAACATATATATGTTCATGGTCTTTATCTTCTGCATTTTTAGTTTGTGCCTCTTTGGGAGTAAGACACTTAATACAGTCAGATGGAAGTTTATCTTCATCATAAGCATTAAAGCCATCTGTATATTCGTACAGAGCGCGATAATTATCTACTTTTTCCCAACTCACGCTGCCTTTGACAAGTAATGCCTTAATAATGTGAACATCAACACCTGTTTTACCTTGAACTACATGAATATGTTCAATGCAAGTAGAAAATGGAAGTCTAAGGTCTTTAGCTCTCATTGCAATAGCAAGACCATCTTCAACAGACTTAATACCACATTTATCACTACGCATAACACGTTTGATAAATACTTCAAGACTTGCAATTTCAGCTTCACTCATATAATTAAGCTGATATGGAGCAACAGAATGTTGAACACCATGTTGTTTTTCAATACCACTATTACTAACAG